GACGAAGATGAAGATGATTCCGATGACGACGATGATGACGATTCGGATGATGAGGACTCTGATGACGAAGACGAGGAGGAAGAGGAACTGACTGCCGAAGCTCTTGCCGAAATGGACTTCGAAGAACTGGAAGATGTCTGCGATGACAAGGACCTTGAAACTGACCCAGACGACTTTGACGAAGACGATATCGAGAAACTCCGCAAGGCAATTGCCAAGGAACTCGGTCTCAAATTGCCGGCAAAGAAGGAAGCCAAAGGAAAAGGCAAAAAAGGAAAAAAGTAAACTTGGTAACAGTATTCAAGATTTAAGGGATGGGTAATTCCATCCCTTTTAACTATTACCAAACGTAGAAGTTATACTCAAAATTTTTAATCATTAAAAACCATAGAAATCATGGCAACAAAGAAAAAAGAAGACACCAAGAAAAAGGGTGCAGAAAAAGATGCTGAGAAAGAAGCTAAACGTAAAGCTCGTCAAGAGGCACTGAAAAACAGACCGGCAGAGCAACGTCCGAACAGTAAACAGATTGACGTTATTGCCATCAACGAAAAATCCGAAGTTCGTAACTACGGTTATGCCGTAAAGAACAAGGAAGGTTATCAGGGAGTAGTGGTTACTTCCGTTCTGGTAACCGATGGTAAACCAATCTCTACTTCAGTTTCCTTCGTTCCTGGTAATCTGACAGTTAAGTCAAAGAAGAACCACGGAGTTATCTGTTCTCCCAAGAACAAGAAGAACAAAGGCGAGGAATCAGAAGAAGAATCTGAGGACTGATTATTTTCTCTAATTACCGCCAAACCAATGGTTTAGGTTTAGAAAGTTAATGTTATACGTAGTAACAACCCCTCACTCACACTTAGGACGTTGTTCAGCCAAAAGCTCATTGCCTGCGAAGGTAGTGGGCTTTTAATTTTTATACCAGTATGGACCAAGAAAGATTAGCTATTCGAAAGAATATTAGAATACTTGCATTAGATAATCTAATAAATACTTATACTGATGCACTAGAAGATAAACAATTAAACCTGGGACCAGATGAAAGGGAACTTGCTATTGATATAATAAATGAGGCAAGATTAATGCTATCAGAAGAAACCCAGGAAGTAAATAACCAAGTAATACCAAGACCAAAATGGAAGAAGTAAACATAAGAACCCTCCTATCAAGTATCAAGGTAGTAAGAAATGATATTCAGTTCACTCACTACCAAATGAGCATAGCCCTGAACAAAGGTAAGAAAGGTGATTGGCAAAGGCATAAGTTAAGATTAGATTATCTGAAAAGAAAACTCAAGGGTTTAATGGACAGGTTAACTAATAAACTAAAAGGTACCATACTAACCGTTACATATCAAGTAGCTACTCCCATAAATACAAAAACTTTTGAACAAACTTTTACTAATCTCACTCAGCAAGAGATAGTAGACATCATGCAAGTAAGGGCTATCATGGAGGGAGTAGAAATAAATATCCTAGAAATTAAGGAAATCCCAACCCAAATAAGGGAAGTATAACTATGGTATTATGTAAATCGGATATTCATTATTCACCATAAAATTTTAAGAAAATGGCTAAGAAAGAAGACAAGAAGAGTAAACCGGAATCCAAGACTCCAGAACTCACAAAGGCAAAGAAAGCTTTGGATGCTTATCTCAAAGAGAACAAGTTGGACCCAACTAAAGATTGGACCAAGGACAAGAAACATGGTAAGAAGATTACCGAACTTGTTAACAAGTTGAACAAGGAAAGAGATAAGGTTGCTGCTGCCTATCCGGAAAAGGATGCCGACAACAACAAGAAGTTGGTAAAACTCAAAGAGAAGAAGGAAAAAGAGAAGTCCGGAAAAAAAGAAGAGAAGAAGGAAAAGAAATCTGCTGGTAGAACTGCTACCAAATACGATTACCCTCTTATCGATGGCCGGGAAATGACTTCTGCCGAAAAGAAAAAATACCGTATGGAGCAAAGAAAGCTTGCTTCAGGTAATGCTCCCAAGGAGGAGAAGGAAGCCAAGAAGGCAAAAAAGGAAAAGGTAAAAGAAAAACCTGCTTCCGATAAAAAGGAAAAGAAGGCCGATAAAAAGAAAGACAAGAAAAAGAAGAAGGCCGCTAAAGAGGAAGATTAACTCCAACTCTCATAATGTTATTTAAGTATTCGTTAATGTGATGAAAGGCCTGGCAATATAAAATTTGTTCAGGCCTTTTATTTTATCTAAGAAACAGTGTATGGAACAAGAAGTATATAAACCAAAATTAAGAATCACTACCTTATCCGAGAATGGCACTCCCCTATCTGATAGGTTAGTAGATGCTTATACCGAGATGAACTCGGGACCAAAGGTACAGCATAAGGGTCCAATAAGAGTAGAAGTAACTCTTACTAATCAACAAGATGTGGATAACTTCAAATCTTACTTAGAGAGATTGGTAGGAATCCTTCCCATAAAGAATCCCAGTGCAGGAAGAGGGAGACCTGCTGGGTCTTCTAATAACAAAGAATTGGAATCACCAAGGGAGGATATCCTTGCAGACGTAGAGAAAATGGTAGAGGAGGGAAAAACTCAGCAAGAGATAATCAAATACCTAAGAAAACTTGGATTTGTATTTATCCTTACTGAGGACTTTCTGTTTCACTTTCCAGGATTTGAATTTGATGCAAAAGATGTGGGAGAACCGACGGAGAATAAGCAATATCCAAATTCATTCTCCTGGATGGCAAGATGTATCAAACGTGCAAAAGACCCAAAAGCAGATAAGTTCGACCCAATGGTTATCTTCGGCTTTAGCATCCTTAACGGACCGTCGAAAAAGATTATTCCGTACCTATATAAGGAAAGGCGTAAACCAATGAGAACTAAAGTTGGTAAGAGTACTATCTCTTTTTCTCAAGCAGAGTTTACTAAATTGCCTAAGTATATGTTAGAGGAAGAACGAATTAAGTTCTCTACAGAGCAAAGGCAATTACTTCTCAACCCAGAGAAAAAGCCTTCGAAATTCTTTATGAGATGGTATAGGGATGTAATCTTCCCAGATTCAATCAAGGAGAAGATGGAAGAGGTAATCAACCGCTAACATCTACCTCCCTATTTAATAAAAGAGTATATTATATAAAATAAATTTCGTATATTTGCATAAAGATAATTTTTAATTATGGACAAAGAAACAAAAGACATTATCAAGCTAATCGCTGGTATTCAAATCGAATCACTAAATTCTTTTAAGGAGGATGTTTCTAAGGGCAATAACATTGCCGATGACTTAATCAAGAAACTACTTCAGATTGATAACGATGAGATTACCATGGCACTGGATGACCACATCCAATTATATGTAGACATTGAGCAAACACCCCAATTAATTCAGACTATCTCTGAATATCAAATGTTGGTATGCTCACATATCTTATTTAGAATGGAGGATGAATGGGTACATACCAATTCTCAAGGCGTATTGGGAACCTGGGCAATCTTCCAGAAATCAAACCTTAAGTTTCACCCTGAACTAACACTCTTAAAACTTTAATATAGACATGGAAAAGAACGAATACTTAGAATCAGTTGAAATGAATACGGGAGTTGAAATGATTCCCTGCGAATCCTCTAACATTGAGGGCTATGGTTATGACTCAAAGAAAAAACAACTTTGGGTAGCTTTTAAAAATAACAGAGTATATCGGTATGATGAAGTACCTTATAAGATATGCAATGGTTTACACCTTGCAGAATCTAAGGGTAAATACCTGGGAGAACATATAAAGAATAAGTTTAAAACTACTGGATATGAACTCGGGAACTAAAATAATAGGAGGGATATCCCTTGTACTGGGAGTAATGCTACTTTTTGGGTCTAGACCATCAAATCTCGACCGGGAAGTGAGCATTGCTCCTTCTGAGTTTGTTAGGCCTAAGCCTAAAGATAAACCCAAGGAGGAAAAGAAACAATGGTATAAATATAGGGTAGAAATAGAATCAACTCCAGAAAAGAAGTTATATAAGATTGAGAAATCTGGATATAACCAATATGAAATTTCTAGAAGAAGTTCTGGCTACTCCTATAAAACCTATGAATTTATATCTGATAAGGTAATGAATACCCAAGAAGCTTATAACTACGTTATCAATAACTTGGATAAATGCACCCTGGTATCTAATACCTCAGAAGAAAACATCTACGACAGGTACAATGATGATTATGAAGGATACATAGATGACCCGGAAGACGAAATCAACTATCCTCCAGAAATCTTCGACTTCCTAGCCGATTAACCTTAGCAAATATAAAAATTTATTCGATTTATTTTTGTAATTAAAATATAGTTCGTATATTTGCATAAAGATAATTAATTAATCACTTTTTAAATATAGACGTTATGAAAAAGAATGAAACCAAGGTTACTAACCTTATTAGCAACAAGGTTGCTGAACAACTTGAAGGAATCAAAAATTCCAAGACTACAACTTCTAAGGCAAAGGCCAAAAAGACTAAAAAGGAATTGGTACAAGATGCTCAAGAAGCTGTCACAAACTTTGCTAATGCTAAATTGGTAGAACTCTCTCCTAAAGGTAAAACTTCCAAGAAGGCACAGGTTGTCAAGGAAGTTAAGGAACAACAAAAACCTTCCATCATCGAACAGGTAATCTCAAATCGGGAAGTAAAATACGTATATCCCGAGGATGTAGTTGACACTCTTGCTCGGAAGAAATGGAGACAACAAACTCGAAACGAACTTCATCGATTGGAACTTGCCATGGCTCGTATCAAAGACCAAAACTCCAAAGAGTTCAAGGCTGCTGCTAAGGCATATGAGGACTTTCGTAAAAAGGTTCTCAAACCCGAACAAGTTGCATAACCCTTTATTAACCTAAGTTCCCGGGCTAATCAGTCTGGGAACTTTTATAAAGAATCATAATGGATTACACTATCTTCTCTGATAAGGAGATGCTTAAACAAGATAAAGAACTTGTCGAATTACATAAACGATGTTGTAAATCTTGGCTTGTTCAGCATTCACTTAAGCATTCTAAGATAAAGAAGTTCTTTATAGTTTACGATTGGTATATCAATCCACATAACGTAAGGAATTTCTTTTTCAGGCCTATACACATCTTTATTCAAGCATTGCTTTTAGGGCAGCTTGATGATATTTCAGATTACATAGATAATAATACTAAGAATGGAAAACGAAAGAAGAAACGGAACAGAAAAGTATAATGTACTTTACCTCAAAGGTAAATACCAGTATAAATCAAAGTATCCCCAAATTGAGGCTAAACATAAAATTGTCTATGCTGGGCCTGTAAAGGAAATGGCACCCATCTGGGATAGCATCTCGGATATTCTAAGAAAATCTGACAGAATCTGTACTGAATCTCGAAGAGAATTGAAGAAACTAGAAGAACGTTCACAGAACCAATTCTATTTCAAGAAAGAAGGTATAACCCATATAATCATATACAAATGTTTGGGGCAATAGTTAAAGACCTATATATAGGCAAATCGAAATTACGGTTCTTCTGTAATAAAAGGGAGTTACAACCAACTACCTTGGTAAGTGATGTATTACAACCCACTGGGTTCACAGGCAATATGCCGGATTATGGTACATATGGTAATTACAAAGAGGGTAAATTCGGGATAACCCCAATAATGCCCAAACATCAGATATATGTTACTGGTATTCCGAAAGGGGCAATCTTAGATAATTTTCGATTAGAGAAAACAATTTGGTCTTCATACTATGAAGATGATATAAGGGGATATCTATTCCAGGTTACGGATGGATACCCTAAACTCATAATTAAACAATAACATGGAAGCAATCGATTACGTTAAATTATTTAAGCTCGACCAAGAGAACTATGATTTTAAAAGGGAAGAGTTTATATCCGAATTAGGTAACGAATTTCTAGATTATTGCCAAACTACTACCATTGGCATTAATCCTAAGACCCATAAACTATACTACTATCGGTTTAAGGAAATAGTTAAGAATTTCGAAACCAAATTCTGGGCAATCTCCAAGTTAAAGTTAGGAGAACCCTTTACCCAGAAGTTATGGAATGCCTTTTTCGCTACCCAGGTAGTTCCTCTAAGGACCCAATTATTCCCCGATATTCAAAAGATGATTGAGGAATTGCCCAATTTTAGGGCAAGGGCAGAATATAACCGTAGTAAACAAGACAAAAAACCTACGAACCGTAAAAAGGTAAATTATGGCAAGGGAAATCACAGACCTTCATGGGAATAAATTCAAGGTAGGAGATTATAAACTTTGCCTTGAAATCCCTATTACTGGGAAAGGTAATTTAGTATTCACCAGGGACCTAATCTCTGGTGAAGCTTTTAATTTATCGGTAATAAGGGATAGGTATTTAGGGTATTTCTACAACCTATCTTTGAATCTGTATGTAAGGTACGATTTAGAGTATGTGGGATATGATGAAAGTTCGGACATAAGAAAATCTCATTTGTATGTTAGAAAAAAGAAATAAAATCGTAAGGTTCCCAAGACCTATGGGAGTTACGGCAATGGCTTTAGAATATCAGAAGAACCCAAATGATACACTTCTGGTAAATATACACAACTACCTTATCAATCAATGGTTAATGGGTAATGGTGTATTATGTGGTATTACGTATGATATTAATACCTTCTCATACCGTATGGGTATAGATATCAATTACATACGTATCTTTATGAGAGATAGGCTATTAAGCTCAAGAATCTGGGACAAAGAAAAATCAGAAGATTTACTGCAAGCATTAATGGGAGAACAACTTGCTTGGGTACTAGAAGACCGTATGGAGATAGCCCATCAGGTAAACGTATTGAGAGAATCCCAGGGAGGTAAGTATATGCCATTTATATCTGCGGAGCTGGGTAAGGCTTTAAAGTTAAAGTTGGAATCCTCTACATCTCTTCAATCTATCGTACGTAATATTACTGGAGGAAGTACTACCAATATATTTGCTCAGTTCAATCAGAACAATGTAAATCAACCTCAGAACACTATTTCAATCGACGAGGCACGTCAAATAGTATTAGAATCTCAAAAGATACTGGATAAGACTGAAGAGGCTAAACTATTAGAGGAAAGATATGATATAGCTTCATTACCTGAGGTAGTTGCTACTAAGCAAGAGGGAGTAGATACCAGTAAGGAAGGTCTTAACCTTAACAAGGCAGAGTTAGCCCAGATTACCGATGATTATAAGGGAGCTATGGAGTTATTCCCTGATGAACATCATGAGATACGTAGAGAAATAGAAATGCGTATTGACCCAGATGAGGAGGACCCAGAATTGTATCAATATGAGGAAGTACCAGAGGAGGAAGATATGGGCTCCTTTGCATCTCAATTCTTACGTAGTAAGAGGCTCTAGTAGTTAAATAGGTTCATTGCATATTATATTGAAAATTTATATATTTGCATATCAATTTTAAAATAGACAAAAATATGAAAACAGATTGTTACATCTACACGCTTATTACCGGAGACTTCCTATTCCAAGTAATGGAAACATCCGATGAACAAGCCGAGAAACGTTTAATCGACCTATATCAGGAGGGAGAGGATGATCTTTATTCAGACATCTATGAACATCATTCCTATGATGACCTTAGGAATTACTATGGCAGTGTTAAGGTATACAAAACACCCATAAACTTAGAAACAAATCAACTTGGGTTCCCAGGTTTAATCGTATACTGATATGGATATCAATTTAGAATACAAGAAAACCCAAGTTAACAAGGTTAATCAAGGGACTTATTTTAAACTCAGACCAACAGAAACTGCTCCGGTATGGGTAAGGGGCGAATATGACAAAGCCTCTAAGACTTATTCTTGCTATAAGTACGAAGATACTAATCATGAGAAATTCCTCAAGGGAAACAGAGAAATATACATAAATTTTACATTCTAAGCACATGAACCTATTTAAACGAAAGAAATGCTCTAAAAACCTTATCTACCTTGATAAGGGTAACCTGGTATTCAAAGGGCCAGTGAAATCTATTTACCGGATTCTTGAACTCTGCATGATAGAGTCTGGTAAATTTGACGAACGGTTATACTTTGATATGTACAATGAATATCTTAAACATTATGTAATATATGATACTACTCCTCAGTTATTACAGTATAAGATACCCTTGATATTTGGTAAACGTTTCCCAGGAATAACATTCTCTAAACGTTTTACCTTCGAGTATTTAATACCGAGTAGGATTACTTATTCTAAAATACCATCTTGCTTTGAATTACCCAAGTATATCGAAGAACATTTAATACATATCTTCAATAGGGTAGGTGCTTACATTGAAATTCCTTATGATGAGAATATGTTTACTAATATGATTAGGCTCAATTTCCTAAAAGAATGGGAACTATTCAAGGACTTATCAATGGTAGATGCTTACATAAGCAGTCAGCTGGACCTAATCTATAGTTATGCTAAAGTAGAGAATCAAACCATAGTTAAAAACATCATCGAAAGGACTCTTGAAGAAATTACAGAAGAGACTATCGGTAAAAACAATGAAGAACATGGAAAATAAAGAGAAATTCGCTTTCCGAAAGGTAAGTATGACAGAAAATGTCGAAATAGAGTTTATCAAAACTTTAGAAGACAATGCTAATAAAAGTGATGAAGACTTGCTAAAAGCTTTCAAGAACAAACTATCTTCGGACAATGTTACTTGCCATGCAAGTATGCTTTCAAGAACAACAACTCATGTTATCTTTCAGATATCCAAATTTAGTAAGATAACAAACTCCTATCGGGACCATGAATTATGGTTATTCGAGATTGATAACAATAATACCATACTAAATAGGTTCCGGATATGATTATAATGAAGACTCTCCAGGCTGAGGATTTAAAGAATGATGAATGGTTATACAATGCCTTAACCAATGGTATCAAAGAATGTTTAACTGCTCCCATCCTAACTTTGGACCCAACAAAGCCTGAACATATTAGAAGAACAGAAATGATACTGGAGAATTTCTCACAAAAGGATTCTCCAGTAGTTGCTACGGTAATTGCTCCAGGCAATTTCATACAGATGATATTACCGAAACATGATATACTTTTATCGGTAATGTTCATATACAAAGAGAAAAATACCTACGTTCAACTCATAATACAAAAACTTAGTTATGTTAATAAACAAGAGGAAAAACCCATTAGTGACTCACTTGATAGTGGGTCTAAAGAATGAACACGGTTTATATAAGATACATACCGAAGTAAGTCCAACACAGTTAGTGGGCACTGAGCTCCTCAGAAATATCATGCCCATATTTGATGCCTGCACTGGGCATGAACCAGATACCTTCTTGGTATACGAGGAATTTGAAAATTGGTTAAATGATATAGAATGGATAGGTTATGAAACCTTTGAAGTATATCTTAATGAGACCATTCAATTAGTAGAAAATAAGCCTTTAGAGGGTGCTAAAGAGGAATTAACTAAAGCATTCAAGGTACAAAAGTTTACAGATGAAATAGCTTCCAGACTGAAAGAGGAATTGAGTCATATCGTAAAAGAATGCTTCAGAAATGAAGTAGAGAAAAAGCTTGATAACTCTACCAGAGAATCAATAATTAGGTCAGCCTTATACACTGTAATCAATAAGGTCTAAATTCGAAAGGCAGTCTAATCCACTGCCTTCTTTAGTGTGTATACACATCCTCAGCTCATTTTAAAATAAAAGAGTATTATTTTGTAATATAAATAAAAATGATTATATTTGCATATCAAATTTAAAATAGACAAAAATATGAGAAGCCCAGTAACTTACAATCAGGATGAACAACTTGCTCAAGTAGTAACTAAGTTCATAAAGAACAAATCCGACTTTGATTTAGATCGAGATGAGAAAAAGAATCTCTACAACCTATTAATGACTGAACTATACCAGTTATCAGAACTACACAATCTCCAGGTGATAGACATCAATTGTTTCAGTCAATATGAGACTACCTATTACACTTTCATCTTAGAGAGTATGGTAACTCTTGATACTACCGAGAAAAAGAATCAAGCTGCTGATGCTGCTCTGAAATTCATGCAAAAGTTCACGGATAACGATGGTATATTTATCTCGTTCACTAAGATGGATTCCAATAATTGGATTTATCAACTTAACTTCAGAATATCATAACTATGGCTACTAATTACAAGAAACTAAAATCCGACCTACAAAAACAAGGTCGGATGACTTTATTCGTACCTCATAACGAATATATACCTTGCATAGGCTTTGAACCTACTTGGTCTAAAACTAAGATACTTAAGACATTACTACAATTTGATGATATCAGAAAGGAGTATACATTATGAATGAACAAAAACCTATTATCGTACCAGAGGAAATAGAATGCTCCTCTGGTTCAGTATTCAGCTTTAATTACAAACGGGTTGTATATTCGCTAACTATGCAACCTGATAAAATCCTTATTCAGCAAGCCATAAGTAAATCTAAGACTCCTGCTAAAGGAACAAGTCAAATTATTATGCTTAATTCTCTAGAGGAATACCAAACCTGGTATAGCAAGCTGAAACTTTCATACGGTAAAAGAATAACCCGAAGAAGGTTACATTATGCTACTACTGAGAACGGTATTATTAAATATACAGATTATCCTAAGGCTACAAACGCAGGCATGCGTAAATCAGAGGGAATCATCTGCATACCAGAAACCATTACTACCTATCGAAGTACTTATAAGATCACCATAGAAGATTCTTTTGTAATCATTAAAGATAATCATGGTAATAAAACCGAAACTACCATAAAATCCTATCCCAAGTGGGTAGACGGATTAAAGGAAAAGGAAGGCCGAATAACTCGAAGGAAATTAAGATATTTCAATGAAGATAATGGCCTACCAATAATTCCCTAACCAGTTCTATATATCCTCAGAGGTGCTCAGTACATAACCAAAACTGAGTACCTCTCTATTTTTAAAAATAATATTATATAGTGATACAAGTTATAAAATAATTTTGTATATTTGCAGTGAGAAATATTTCTCAAACAATTTTTAATATAGACAAAATGGAAAAAATTATTAAAACCCTCCCCGAACTCAAATCGATAATCGATGCTAACAAGTTTCATACTTTCGATTACACAGAAGGTCTTTCAGTTTCAGACGGTATCGAAATCTTTGAAATTGACATCGAGGAAACCGACGATTACCAAGGTGCATCTGCTACTCTTTGCATCTATCCCAACGAAGATATTCTCTTCAATGATATCAAATCAAATATCAAATCAATGGACTTAGAAGAGGGTGCCGATGACCAATACTACGATTATTCTCCTTCACAGGTAGAGGCTATCATTTATGCTATTCCTCAATTAACTCTTGAACACCAAGATTATACAATCGAAGGTCTCAAAACCCATTTAAGAAACTTCATTGCTAACGAGGAAAATGACGAAGACATGATATCTCAATATTCCGATACTCTTGAATCACTCGAAAAATACGAATCAGATCACAGAGAAACGGAATTATTCTCTGGGCTTTACATTTCAGAAACAATCAATAAACTCTAATCAACTATGGTAAACTTATACAAACTGCTTAACGCACTGGAACAGGGAATGACCCTGTTCCAATTAGACAAATGGAAAACCGAAGGTATCTGGTATCCTATCTCTCAATACAAAAAGGAAACCAACGAAATCGAAGTTGTAACCAACTTATTTCTTCCTACACCTCCACCAGAGGGATACCATATCCAACTAACAGGTAACTATGACGAGGATGAACATGCTGAATGGCAACAATTCCTGGACGAGAACCAATGGAAAATCTACCCATTGCTCGCAAATATCATACGGGTATTTTTACCAAACGTAGAAGGTGTATCATTCCAACTGTTATATATCCAATATCCACAAGGGTTCATATCAGTAATTGCTAAACCCTATAAAACTATACAATCATGATTACAGAAGAAATGAAATCCACATTGCTGGATATAGAAACCAATAACCCAGAAGGTATTCAGAATCTCAAGGCTCTGCTTAAGAATTATTCTGATATCATTAACAAGGACCAATCTACTCTCTCTGAAGAGGAGGAACAATCATTATGCGACCTGCAAGATAACATAATGATACTGATATTCGGACCACTCTATTCTCAATTCAAATTTGAATACATACAATCCGATACAATCATGGACGAAGAAGAGACTTTCATAGAAGACTTATGCAAATTCTATTTCGGGTAACAAATGAAAGACTACATCATCTTCCTATTAATGATTTAGACTACCTCAGGGAACCGCTATCACTATATTCGGTATCGGTTCCCGACCTTTAACAAAAGATACGGTTTTAACAATCGAAAATACACAACTAATACCCATACTGATATGATAACTAAAGACACATTCCTGGTATCATTTAATATTCAAGGAGAAGGCTTTTGCGAGCCTTTCCTTGTTACATATCGTACTGAAGAATTAAACCCATATCTCAGATATCCAAGGCAAACATTAAATCCTAATCACCTACATGTATATTTTACCAAACAGGTAATCCGAGAACTAATGGGAATGCCCTATTATGATATCGAAATACTGGACTTCATTAGGGTACCCAGTTAACCCCATATATTATTATATTAATTTGCACGTATTATATTTATTTCGTATATTTGCAATAGAGAAATAAAAATATAATATTAACCGACCTCGAACGGGTCACTAACACATTAACATTATGACAACAAGAGCTTTTAACCAACTGCTTATCATCCTTATATCACAGGTCCAAGATTATCCATGGTCGGCTATCCTCCTTAATTCACTGGGCGATGAGAAAGACAGAGACCTTGAGGAAGATATCACCATCATCACAACTAATGGAGGACAGGAAGTAAACCTAATCCTAAATACGGATGACCTAATCCTCAATGCCTATCCCAAGGAAGAAACAGAGGAAAAACCCTTCATATCCTTCACACTAGAAAACATTAAGTATAACCTATATATCGACTAGAACATGAAAATAACAATCACTACCTTAGTAATTATCGAAGATAACGAAGTACAGGATATAATACATTCCCTCAATGAGGACCCTACCAAAGCCAAACAAGAAATCATAGACCAGGTAAATAACATATACGGTAACGAGAAATTAACCTTCTTCAGTCTTCAGGGCATCCAGGAATACTTCGAGACAATACACTTAGAATGCCAAGAGATATCCTTTAATCGAGGAGGAACCGTAATACAGAAACAAGGAATACCAGAATTATGATACAAATCCTATACATATTATCCAAATCCTTAGTAGGGCTCTACTTCCTACTAAGGATCCTAGACGTAGAGAAGACCTACTCCCAACACAAAGAAAACCAAATAAAATATCCCAAAGCCTACATAATAACCAAGTACCTAATATACCTATTACTATACAATATCCTAATCGAATACCTATTCAAGGTAATCCTATAATACTACCCATCCACATACTACCCACCAAACAAAACAAATAATCAAAATCTTAATAGCGCTAACTAAGGTACACATATAACTAATACACCTATCCTATATACCATCAATATAACATATACTAATCATAATACATACTTACCTTCCTTCCCTTGGGGTACCTCGCCGGGGGTGGGAAAAATTGAGAATGAGATCTAGGTACCTACCTACTACTATACAACACACTATACTCTATAGCTATCTAGCTATCATACCACATAGCCCTACCACTTTAAAGGCAATCACAAAAAGGCCTATTGAGGCAATTAAATCCGACCATTAATGGCCCCTAATCCTCATTTGCCAAGAGCCCCTTTATACAGCTTATTATATATAATATATTAGTTATAGGTAGGGGATTAGGCAAATAGGATTAGGGTTTTAAGGCTAAATGGTAAATAGGAATTAGGGCTTTTATAGGTAATATTTAGGCAATATTCCTAGTAACTATGTAAGTAATTGGCTTAGTATTTATATTAGCATTATTTGCAGAACTCTAGGACAATTTGGTGATTTCGATTGCCTTGATTGCCTTTTGCCTCAGGTTAGTTTATATAGTATTATATATTAGTAGGTACTGGGCAAATTAGGATTAAGGCAATCTCCATTAATGGCCCAGGGGATTTATAAGGCCATCAATAACCTACGAAGGCAAATGGGGCATATTGCATATATTATTTATTATTTGTATCTTTGTAGAAAGAAAAAGAAATACTAACAATTTAATTTTTAAACATTATGAAAAATAATATTAAGTACCTCGTTCTCAACACTGAATCAGAACTTACTAATAATGCCTTAGTAATCTCTAATGCTTCTAATCCTTCAGTACAGGGCTATACCGAATACCTCAATTGCTATCTCGGTTCTCTTGACAAAGACTCAGAATTTCTCAAACAAGGCTTTCACCTAATCTCAATTACCTCAACAGAGAACGAAGAAGAAGGCGATGGCTTACATACACTAATATTCTATTCAGATAACGAACTGAATACTAGACAAGAACAGCTTTGCTCCTACGAATTACACAAAGCATTCCCTCTCGATTATGAGGCTTCACCTCTTGCCCCTACAGTAACCTATATCAATAATACATATATCGTTACCCATCCCTATACTCTCTAATCCTAACTTTGACCCAGGCTTACCTAAGTACTGGGTCTTTCTTTCGCTAACTTAGTAAGCCCTTATAGGCTATCTTAGGTTCCTAATTTACCTAAGCTTACCATAGTCCATTAAGGGCCCTATAGACTTGGTTCCCAGGGGATATTAGAGGGATATACCTAATAGGCCCCACTACACTACTACCTATATACACCCAATGGCTATATATCATATAAGTAAGTATACAGGTATATAATACACTCTCAAGAGGGCAGGCAAGGGCCATATAGGATTATCTATATACATATCATATCGCCCCACTACAAAGCGTGCGAAGATTTCCCCTATGAACCTCCAAAATTAAGTGCAATAATTAAGTGCAGCATTTTTATGATTTTTGCATTTTTTCACTAAAATAATTTTGAAAATAAAAATATTCATTTTCTCGAAAATTTTTCTCAAAATTCTTTCGTAATTCAATTATTATATGTATCTTTGCAATGTGAGAAAAACAAAGCGATATTTGAAGTATTGAAACAAATTAAATAATTCCTTTTCTCTTTTTCTTATAAATCATTTAGTTTTATAGAGAAAAGGATATAATAAAATAAATCTAAAAACTAAATGTATTTTTATTATGGCTAAAAATCAAATTAACGGTGTTTCTGCAAGTGTAGCAAGTGCAAACAGTAAAGCAAATAAATTAATTGCTTTAGACGTTCTTAAATCAATAAAAGAAAAAAATGCAGGACTTTTCAAAACTTCTTTAGGGACAAAAACAGAAATTTACAAAAAAGAACTTTTCGACGGTGCAAACGAAAAACAAATAAAGTCTTTGCGTAAAAAGTTCAGAAATGTAACTTTTAATTTTCTTTCGTCTATTGCTACAAATGCAGATAAAAAACTAATAGACGGTTTCATAGACTTCTATAAACAAGTCTATGTTTTGAATGATTTTTCTTTTAACTCTATTGCCTCAGAAAACACAAAAGACGAAAAGAAAGCAATTCTTTTAAAAGGTTTAGAAATTGTAAAGAAAAACGCAAAGTAATATGTTATTGAATGTATTGTTATTTGTTGGTTTAATTTATTTGATAATTCAAATAATTAAAGACGTGAAAAACTTTTTTAAAAATGATAATTCGGACTTTAAAAGTTAAAGAGTAGAAAGATAAAGGGACAAAGAAATAAAAATCTTTGTCCCTTACTTTTTATTTCTAAATGTTAAATTTAACGGAACCGTTCGGCCCTTTGAATACCAGGAAATTTTGGCTCCTCGTATTAAGGGGTACCCCACATCCACACATCACACATGCTCACACAAAGAAGCCCAGAACAGATTAACCATCCCGGGCCTATACCTACAAAATACTCCTAAGTAAATCCTTAGTCCTATCTTTCCCCAATACTCCCCTAACTCTCCTACCATTCTTCTCATAAAAGAAAACATACCATCTCTGAAGATTAATCAACCACCAAGCCTTAACTTCCATATCAAGGAAATATCTATCAATGCAACCCTTCTCCAAATCGGTAAGCCACATCTGATACCAAATCCTATTACCTTCCCTACATCTTAGGATTCTAACAAACCCATCTTCCTTCAAAGTCTCAACCTTCACCATAACCTTCCTCCTTTAATTGATTATCTATCTCCATTTCAAGAATCTCCAATCTCTTCAAATTATATACCTGATGTACAGGAAACCAATAATACCTATCTCTATCCTCATAAGGAATCATCTCAATCGGGGTAGGGGTATTAACATCTATCGTATAATATAACTCCGTTAAACCATATCTTTCAGGTTTAAACCATTGCTGAATCTCTATCCATAAAGTTGAATACCCATTCAAAACACAATGGGTTTTAATTACCCTACAAAGATTCTGTATTGTTCCTCCTCTCCTATGTTTAGCTAACTGCTCTTGGTATATTTCTTCGAACACTTTCCTAATCTTCTTTTCCTTCACCATACTTCATTACCTTATTAATTAATAAATCGATTGCCTTCACCCTTACCTCTCTATCATTTGGGTCCCACCAATAGAAATTCTTTTGAGAAATCTCAGGGATAGAATCCCTTGCTATTCCCCATATCTCTTTGGATGAACTCCTAGCATCAAAGCTATCCTTCCAACTATACATGGTATTCAACTTTCTCTCCACTACTTTCACATTTCCCATAGCCACTATACAACTTCTATTTATAAAATCCTCATAGGCCCATAGAACTTCTATACTGAAGGTATCTAAATTCCATATCCCAATCTCTTCGAGGTAATCCAGGATATCTACTGACCTTAGGTAAAAGCATAAGCCCTTCCTACAATCTTTATCCATTAATAGGTATTCCCTTGCCTTATATAGCCTTGCTACTGCAGTTCCCTTACTTATGTAATCTGTACTTCTCATATTCATTTAGCATTTATATAAATATATAGAACTCATGGCATCCCATGGGTAGAGGACTACAATATCAAGAGAGCAATAATTATAAACCAATAAAAACTTATTAGATTATGAACGAATTTAACTTTAGAGTAGCCAATGCTGCACCCAGGGCATCGGTCTTTGAGATAGGTCAGAATGTTGGGGATACCAAGACTACCTATATCTACTCCTATAAGACCAAGTACATTAATGGCAAGAGTACTGGGCAGAAGACTAATGTAGATTGGGATATGGAATCCAGCATCCCCTCTTGGGTAAGCGTGAAATATGCTTTTGAGGGCAATGATTGCAAAGTAACTTTTACCACCCTGCAAGAGAATACAGGTTCCTCTGCCAGAACCCATACTCTTGTATTTAAGCAGAGAGAATCTGGTCAAACTATATCTTTCCCTATAAGTCAAGAACCCAACTTCACTTATACCTACTTCTTAGTTGTATTGAATGTAAGTGTTATCATAGGAGCTAATATAGGTAATACTACTACGATTATGGTTCAATCTCATATGACTCGAAGTGATGGAGAGGTAATGGCCAAACAACCATCCGTAGGAGTAACTCCTTCTTGGGCAACTAAGGTTACAGTTAAAGATGGGTCTATTATAGCAGGTGCACCTAATTGGTACCAAATTATAGTTGAAGCAACTGCAGCAAACTCGGGTTCTTCAGAAAGGTCCGGAACACTCTTAGTAACCTGTGGTGACCAACGTAAAGAAGTGACTATACGGCAGAAAGCTGCGGAACAGGATATCACCCTTACAATCCATTGGCCTCTGAACACTTTTTCAGGAGCTTTCTTCAAAGCGGGGCAAACACCTCAAACTGGTAGTACTGGTACAGCTTATTTTAATTTCTCTGTATTAGATGATACCTCAGTCCATAAGTATAAAAAATCTAAGGGTGTAAGAGTAAATTTACGAAATGGTAATACTGAAATAGCTTACCCAGGTGATCGTATATCAGCTTATAGATTTACTAATCAAACTTGGCAATTAAGGTCTACTTTCCCATTGCCTTCATCAGACCAAATAATCACTTTATAAATTTCAAGGATATGGAAAAGAAAAATGTAGTATCATTCCGTAGGGGGGGAGGTCACCACCCTTGATTTAAGTTTTGCAGGGGCAGGAGAAACTACCGTAGTAATGGTTGAATCTATTACCTATAAGTACATCAATGGTAACTTAGCTCAAGAATATGCTACTAATTGGAAAGTGGAATCTCAGAATTTACCCTCAGGTAGTACTATTAAGACTTCTGAGGTTCCTTCCCAATTAACCATTACAGTACCAGCTAATAATACCTCTTCCACTCGAAGTGGTAAGATAGTACTTCTCCAACCTGCATCCGGTAAGAGGATTACCCTTAATTACTCTCAGGTTCCTCAGAGATATATAATCTCAACTAAATATTTCTGTGTAGGTAATCCGGATAATGGAAACTATATCTATGATACCAACACAGAAACTTATGAAACCCATGTAGATTCAACTATATCCAGAATGATTTTCGAGGTTTTCAAATCAGATATCTATTCTGATGGTACTATCGAAACTGAAGGAATGGGAACTACTGATACCTTTGAGATATCTCAACAAGGTCCCTTTAATGGTGGTTTCTCCATAGCTTCAGACCAAACTCAAGGTACTGATTCTATGATAATCTCTACTAAGGGAGGAAGTTCCGGAACTTATTTTGGATGGTTTTATATACGATTTAGTTATGGGGACATTATAGCTAGTAACATAATTAACATGTATCAATATTAAAAGAAAGATATGGAAAATTTAAATCCCCCCCCTAAATCTGGTATTTAGTACCAGAGCCGCATCTCAGGAAATAACAGTACCTTCAGATGCAACCAAAAAGACCTTTACCATTCACTCATATAGAGATACTGTAGTGAATGGTAAAGTATCTAAGTCAGATATTATTGACTTTACTACAAGTATCACATATGACCCACCAATCTCATCAAGTAATGCTTGGGTTTTTACTAAGAAGACATCAAATGATGCAGTATCTTACAATTTAGAAGTAGACATTTCTGCAAACTCAGGTTCTTCAAGTAGAGCAGCCACTATCACTCTTACCCAAGCCACTACTGGTAAAGTTATCACTATCACAATCACTCAGAAGGCAGTAGATATCCCAATGTATGTAGAAATATGGGGTAGGTATGATAAGAACTCTATAACTACATATAAAGACTTACCCTATATCTTAAACTATAATGGTCAATATGTAACTTCAGGTACCTTACCTGCATCTCAAGATGAATATTTACTTATACCTGTAACTAAGGTCCCTTGGTCTGATAATGGTTCATATACAGAACCCACTGCTATATTCGAGCTCTACTTAAAAGGTAGTCAATTGGTACCTTATTCTGATTTCTATTTTAATATGAGTCTCTATGATGCTCAAGGTTTATTTTATGGTTGTGATAGAGAATATTCTCAAGCCATTAATTATAAGATAGATACAGTAGACCCATCCGATTGGACTCCCTCTGGTTCCTATAGTCATGGTTCTATTACCGTTAAAAAAGGAAACCTTTCTCCTTCAGATTTCTCCGGAGGTATACTTATAGAACTTATACTGGGCAATAAGATAAACGGATATGTTAAAAGGGTTATGCTTAGAATCAAGATTAATTAGTCAAAGCCATTAGCATTGCAATTACCCAACATACAAGGGAGATGGTATATGCAAGGGAATATCTATGCCAAGGGTACCAGCCGGTAATATAAGAATCTACTTTTAATATTTGCGGATGTTCTTCTTCGAATTTCTTATCTTCTTCTCTAGAGGCATATTTATGCAATATAATTAAGGGAAGGAATACAAAGAATAATACAATAAGAACTGGGAGGCAGAGTAGGAGTATTACCTCCCACCCTTGCATTGATGACCCAGCATAATTACCATCTCTATCAAAAAAGTATCTCATACCAGTTTATGTTTTATGAATTTCAATAATAGGTAAATCGGAAATAAAGGTAGCAAAAACCAGACCGATAAGAATAATACCAGTGAATGCACCTTATGTGATTGAGGCAAGTATTCTAATGTTGCTTTTACAAAGAATACTGTGAACGGTAAGCATACCAGGTAAATTGTCAATATTACTGTAGTCATTGTTCCTCTTTGTTGAAGTATTTGTTAACAATCTTGGTAAACTTCTTATCGAATTCGATAAGTACTTCTACTTGTTCTTCCTTACTCATATTTCTGAGACCCTTATCCAGTATCTCGGAATTTCTCTTAATTGAGAAATATGCCTTGAATGCCTGAAAGTATTTCTCGTTTTCCTCGGTAAGAGGTAATACCTTTCCATCTTTCCCATCCAACCTTGCATAGATATCATCAGGACCCAAACTTCTAGCAACTTTTACTCGATTGCTTAAGATTGCAAACCCACCTTTCTTATCAATGGATTCTACTTTCACCTTCTCTACGATTTGTCTTTCTCCAAGTTGGAAGAGTAGTTCATCACCTTCACGGAGCTTTTTGATTTCTTTCTTTTCTTTTTTCATATCTAATTAGTTAATTAATTCTTTATGCAAATATACGAAATTTATTTTATATTATTGCATTATTAATCATATTTTTTATCTCATCCGAGGTAACTGTTTTGCGGTCCTGGAAGAGTTTCCATTCCATGGGAGAAAGGTATATACCATTTGGAGTATATAAATGTCTTAGATGCTCTGGAATAGTGCCCTGGTGAGACATGTTATTGTTATCAATAAACCAAACTTTGTTGGGGTAAGCATCGGTTATTACGGCCATATAATAACGAGTAGCTTCCAATTTTACTCTTGAGAAAGTACCCGTTTCAATTAGTAGATTTTGAAAGGGTTTTACTATCCAATGTTCCCAATTAGGAGTAACTACCGGGATTCTTGAGCTGTTGGTAGTACCACTATTGAAGTACTCTTTCCATAATTTCTCATCATATTCTTTCCTCTTTATCCAAAAACCACAACTAAAGCAAACGTGTTTCTTTGCCATCAACTGGGGTATCTCAAATGAGGATTCAAAATCATCCAGGTTGATTGGTTCTTTACATAGTTTGCACCGATTTTCATTCTTAATCTTCTCCATATTGCATTATATTTTAGAATTATATAGGATAATAGAACCAACTAACATCCCGAAAATGGGTTATAAGCAATACTTTCGTTACTAAAATTGAACCATTAAAACTGATAAGTTATGGATAAATTAACAAATGAGATGATTAGAGACCTTGCTAATCGCTTGGGTCTAGAACCAGCTCTACTCAAAGCTGTTCAAGTAGTAGAAGCAGCTGGTAGAGATGGATTTTTGGCTGACGGTAGACCTCAAATCCTCTTCGAAGGTCACATCATGTACAAGGAATTTCATAAAAAGTTCCCTGACAGAGATTTAGGTTATCTTTGCAAGAAGTATCCTACAGTATTTTTCCCTAAATGGGATAAATCGAAGTATCTCGGAGGTGTTCATGAGTACAAAAGACTCGAATTAGCCAAAGAAATTGACGAAGAATGTGCTTTAAAGTCTGCAAGTTGGGGAATGTTCCAGATCATGGGCTTCAATCACAATCTTTGTAGCTGTAAAGATGTCTATGAATTCGTTCATAAGATGTCAGAATCTCACGAAAAACAACTAGAATTGATGTACTACTTCATGAATACCTCTGGTTGTTTGAAGAATCTCAAGGAAAAGGACTGGGCAGGCTTTGCAAGAAAGTACAATGGTCCTGGATATGCACAAAATGCTTACGACCAAAAGCTAAGAAATTCTTACGAAAACTTCAAAGATAAGATATGAAAAGATGTCATTTTAACAGCTGGGTAGCAAAAGTATTCCTTTTCTCCAGTTACAAGGCAATTACCTTCCTCTATAACTCCTTCTTCAAGGATAAAGAAGAGGATTTATTGCAAGAGGATATTGATCACGAACGTACTCACCAAGTACAACAGATTGAGTGTACAATTGTGGGTCTGATTCTAGGAATCATTCTCTGCTCATTGGGTCTATCCTTCTGGTGGATTCCTATCCTTGGTTTGGGATTCTTTTACATTTGGTATGGAATCGAATATCTTATTATCATGTGCTTTGCCGGTTGGAACAAACAGAATGAGAGGTATCATGATGTAAGTTTCGAAGAGGAAGCTCACAATAATGATAAAGACCCATACTACTTGGAGAATCGTAAACCATTTGCATGGCTTAAGTACGTAAAATTGAGAAGTTATAAGAAATGAAGAATCTAAAGGTATTGGGAGTGTGCGCTGGACAGGGTGCACTCCTGTTCCCTTTTAAGAAAAATTTGTTAGGGAATATAGAGATTAGAGGAGTATTCCATACACCGGGCGAAGAACAATGGAAACTCAACTTTGGGGATATACCATTCTACAAGGGTTTCTGTTTACAAGAATTTGATGAGAAAGTAGATATCATAATTTCATCCCCAGACTGTGGTGCATCCTCAGTTATGAGGTTATCAAAAGTAAAGGAGTTGGGCAATCCCCAGGATAATCGTAGTCTTAATCTAGTAATTGCTGCAATATTAGAGTATAAACCTAAGGTATTTCTTATAGAAAATCTACCAAGACTACTATCCTTGCTACCCAAGGATTTCTTTGAGGAAACACTGAAAGACTATAAATTAGTTTTTCATGAAAGGTCAGTTTCTGACTATGGGAACTCTCAAGTGTCAAGGAAGAGATTACTCATCATTGGAGTTCATAAGAAGACCGGTAAGAAATACTTAAATGCTTTTGATGAAGTATTTAAAGTTAATGAACTAAAGACAACTAGAGAGTTGCTTAAGCCGCTAACGTTTAGCTCTGAAATTGATACTAACCAAATTCCATTTATGGCAAAAACCCTGGCAATGTATGACTATCGAAAGCTACCAGAGAAAAAGAATCTTACAGTAGCAAAGATACATAGACTCTGGGTTAGAGACTTCAACAAGGAAAAGAAGTGGCCTATCAAGACAACTAAGATGAGTACTCTCCCGGGAGTATATCGATTGGAAGATGATAAACCTCCATTAACCTTGAGACCTGCAGATAGGCAATTTAGACCAGATGGGTACCCATTGGGAGTTGAGGATTTCAAGGCAATCATGGGATTCCCAGAGAAATTTAAAATTTACCTCTACAAAACTACCAGAGGTGATACCTATGAAGGGGATTTTAAAAATCACCATTATTGGTTAAACAAGGCAAGGTACACAATTGCCAAGGGTTCGGTTTATGAGGTGGGGATTTGGTTTAAGAAATGCCTTAAACGGAATCACTAGTTTTAGCTTTATATAGAAAGTATTCTATATAAGTCCAAACACTGCCTTGAAATATATAGATATATAATATACTACGTATATATATCTATATATTTATCTGCGTATATATAGCTATCATATCATCTATATCAGTAGTAGTATATTGGGATATTATCTCACTACGTTCGATAAAGGTAATCGCTAAGCGATTACCGATTAGATAGTATGTTATTAATCGCGAACTTCCTAAAATTTTGAACCATGAAGAAATTAAAATGGGCCTTGTTCATTGTACTTCTAGGATTTACTATTTACCTTTGCTTCAGGAATTACAAACTGACTCGAGAAGTTTATTCTCTGAATCAAGCGGTCAATGAAATCCCAGATACAGTCTACTCAGACAAACCCTTCAAACCAGAGAAGAAGTACTCTGAAGAAACTCAACCAGGTAAAATCTTAGTTTACGATAACAAGAAGCAGTCAACTCTCTTTCCTGATTCCATAAGACAGCCAATTATCAGTAAACAAGATTCCCTGGTTCAAGTTGTCTTAAAGAAGAATCAGTTGAACTTAAGTTTCCTGAATCAACAATTAGGAACTTATTCAACTAGACTATTCAATATCGATTTGGATAAGTACAACTACAACTGGTATGAGGGTCAATTAACTCGAAAGAAAGTTGCAAGGCTATCACTTAGTCCATACGTCTATGGCAAATACAGACCTTTCAATAATCTCTTCGATATGGGAGTTGGTCTTTCAATCAAGACTAAGAGATTTAATTACAAACTCGGGGTCAATACATTTTACTATCCGAAGATAAAATCTGGGATAGGTACTGACATCGAATTTCAAATAACGTATAACTTTTAGATATGGCAAAGACTATCTCAGAAATTCGAAATACTTTAACTCGAGAAGAGCTTGCAAACCTCTCAAGGGTTTCAGTAGATGTTTTCTATTTTAGCCTTTTCTGTAATGTGATACACCCAGTATTGGGAAAGGTAAGATTTGACCTATACCCATTCCAGAAATCAGTTCTGTATAATTTCATTGCCGAAAGATTTAACATCATCCTGAAATTTCGTCAGGCTGGTATTACAGAGCTTATTTCAATGTACTGCCTATGGTTGGCTATGTATCATCCTAACAAGAAGATTAACATCATCTCTATTAAGGACACCACAGCAAAGAAGGTACTGAAGAAAATAAAATTCATGTACAAGAACTTGCCATGGTACTTACAAACACCAATCATAAATGGTAGAACTGGAGAATATGGTTCTGCTTCAATGATAGAATTCGATAATGGTTCTTTCATTGAATCGATTCCGACCTCATCAGAAGCCGGTCGTTCTGAATCACTTTCACTCCTGGTAATTGACGAAGCAGCAGTAGTTCGGTGGGCAGCTCAGATTTGGGCAGCCGCATTCCCAACTCTATCCACCGGTGGTGCTGCTATCGTCAATTCAACTCCTTACGGTGTAGGTAACTTCTATCACTCAACTTGGGTAGATGCTATCGCTGGAGGAAACCCATTTAACCCAATCCGATTATACTGGCAAATGCACCCAGAACGAGATATCAATTGGTATAACCAGATGTCTTCTGCCCTGGGAGCTAAACGAACTGCCCAAGAGATTGATGGTGACTTCTTATCATCAGGTAACACAGTCTTCGACTTAGCTGACATAAAAGCTATCGAGGACTGCCTTAGTGATTACCCAGTGATAAAGAGAAGATTCAATGGTCAGTATAGGCAGTTCTGTGAACCAGAGGATGACAAGGAATATTTCATTGGTGCAGACGTTTCAACAGGTAGAGCTACTGACTACTCTTCATTTACCTGCATGGATAAGCAAGGAGAAGAACAATGTATATACAAGGGAAGAATGGCAGTGGGTACTTATGCTAAGTTACTTGGTGATACTGGGATGTTATTTAATCAAGCATTGATAGCTCCAGAATCCAATGACGTTGGTTTAGCAGTAACTTCTAAACTCCAGGATGAAGGTTATCCGAATTTGTATTACTACCAAAAGATGCTCAAGAAAAAGGGCAAAAGCCGACCAGAGATGGATAAGTCTCCAGGTTGGTTAACCACCACCAAGAATCGTTCAGTGATAATAGAGAACCTAGAAGAGGATATCCGAAATGATAATGTAATTATCAAAGACCCATTCTTCGTTCAAGAAGCTTATACCTTCATATATGATGGTATTGGTAGACCTGTTGCAATGGGTAAACACAGAGCAAATAACTCTGCAGTGGATGTAGACTTAGAAGGTGATGTATATTCCGATGATGACATCTTTGGGAAAGCAATCACTAATCACATAAGGAAAGGAAAAACTAACGTAATCGTACAACCAAGATGAAAAAGTACTTCAATTTTAATTGGGGTTGGGGCCGTAAAAAGGACCCTCCCAAGAATGATTCTTCCCAGAATAAGGAAGCAAAGCCATCTACTACTATCTCACCTGGTAGAGTCTCAGTTGACGATGATAGCGATAACTTAATAACATCATTACAAGGGTTAACTAAAATAGTTGAACCCTCTTTTCGTGTTGATGTAATACCTTTAATCAGAGATTTATACAAGGTAAATCCTGATATGGGAATTGCATTGCAGGATATGTTTAAGTTAGCTAACACCGGTCATACTGTAACTTTCCCTAATAATACCGATGCCGAAGCCTCTAAGATGAGAGAACATCTTAAAGAAGCTACTAAAGGTTGGACTCGGTATACGGCAGGTATAGATGGTCTGGTTAACAAAATGATTGTTCAACTTCTTGTAAGTGGGGCAATATCAGTAGAGGGAGTTCCAAATGATAAGCTTGATGGTTTGGCAACAGTATTATTCCTTAAGCCAGAATATATCAAGTTTAAACGTGAACTAAATGGAGTGTATTCTCCTTACCAGAAGAACAATAATTTCTGGATGAAGCAACAAGATTACATTAAGCTGAACCCAGAAACTTACTTCTATGTTGGTATGTTCAATGATACCGATGAACCTTATGGAGTTCCACCTTTCATGCCTGCATTGGATTCTTTAAAAGGTCAAAATGATATGAAGATTAACTTCAAACATATCATGGAGCTTTGTGGTATGGTTGGTTTTGTTGAAGCTAAGATGCAAAAATCTAACCAAAGACCCAATGAAAGTATTCAAGCCTATGAAGCTAGATTGAACCGAGAACTTAATTTACTTAAACGTAATATTCGGGATAGTATGAAAGATGGAGTAGTAGCTGGTTACATTGATGACCATGAATTCAAGCTCAACTCTACCACCAAAGAAATGGGTAATATAGAGAAGCCTTGGAATATGAATCAACAATCAGTTGCTAATGGCCTTGGAGTTAACGGTTCTATCATTGGGGTATCTGCCACTACTGGTGAAGGTGCAACGGGCATAATGCTGTCTAAGATGATTAGCCAGTTAAAAAATATACAAATGCTTGTTGCTTATGTATTGGAAAGACTTTATTCTCTAGAACTCCGTCTGGCAGGCTTTAATAATAAGGGGATGAAGATTGATTGGGGAACTTCTACAGTTTCTGATGAAGTCAAAATCCAACAAGGTCGTCAGTATAAGATACAGAACCTTGATTTGTTGTACAAAGCTGGTATCATTAGCCAGGAGCAATATGCTTGGGAAATGGGATACGATTCTCCTGATGAGGATGAACCAAGAGTTTCACTTGAGGACCAATTCTCTAAGGGTGGAGGTGACCCACAAGAAGGTACCAAGAAGAAACAAAGGCAGAATGATAAAAACCAATCTGCTCGTAGGTCAAGAGATAAGAATAACCCGGCTCCTTCTCGAGGGGACCAAAATACTAAACCAAGATGAGTAAATTTACAAAGAAAAACAAAGAGCATCTTGATTCAATGACGATAGGTCAGGGCCATACAATCATGGCTGGGTATATCCCAGAAGCAGTTGGGGCTCAGACTTTCTCAGAGAATTATTACAAATGGAAGAATCCGACACCGGATACCATTGCTCAATTTGGATTTTGGGGAGGGGATATAGATTATAATACCTATTATCCAAACCTTGATAAATCGGAACTTACTCCGAAGGACGAAGAGTTCATAGAACCAATGTTTAGGTTACTTTCTGAAACGATTGTATCCAAGAACTGGAATCCTACTGACTTTGGTCAGAATGGAGTACTTAAGGCTTCCATGAAACTGTTACTCGGGCAAACAGTAAATTGCGACCATGAAACAAATATTGGTAATGCAATTGGAGCTGTATCTCAAGTAATGTGGCAGGAGTCTTATAAGGATGGAAGCTTTACTATACCTGCAGGTATCAACGGTATTTTGAAGATTGATGGTAAAGCTAACCCAAGAATTGCTAGAGGTATTCTCATGGAACCTCCTTCAATTCATAGTAACTCGGTAACAGTACAGTTTAAGTGGGATAAATCACACCCAGGAATGGAAGATGGTGAATTCTATCAAAAACTCGGTACCTATGATTCAAAGGGTGAAATGGTACGAAGAATTGTTACCGAAGTGGTTCGGTATATGGAAACTTCTCTGGTATCACACGGTGCTGATTCATTTGCCCAGAAGATTGGTTCTGATGGTAAAATTATCAATCCTACATTTGCCAAAAGGACTTGGTCATCCTACGAAGAATACCGGGATGATAAATCCAAGCAATACTTCTTCACTGATTACAAATCAGACTTTTCATCCTTCCAGGAAAAGGACGATACTCAAGGTTCTTTTAATGATAACCAAGAAGGTGATGAGAAATCAAAAACCAATAATAAAGAAAATATGAACAAAGAATTACAAGAATTTCTCGAATCTCTGTTTGGTAAGGATATGCTTACCTTGGGAGAAGGTCAAGAGATGTCCCAGGAAGCTGCGGTATCCTTGATTCAGAATTTGGTATCATCCAGAAACGAATTGCAAACTTCTGTTGATAACCTTACTACAGAGAAAAATTCTCTTACGGAACAGGTTACTAATCTGAATGCTCAGGTTGCAAACTTGACAGAAATGGCAACAGTAGGTAAAAATCACATTGCTTCTCTCCGTGAGAATGCCGTAGGAACCTACAAGAAGTTGATGGGTGAAAATGCAGATGAGACAATCGTTACGATGCTCAATGCAGAAACTACTGGCATCACTACTCTTATTTCCTTGACTAAGGATTACCAAGCTCGCTTGGAAGAGAAGTTCCCTCTCACTTGTGCAAAATGCGGTTCTAAGGACGTTAACCGTGCTTCTTCTGTAAGTGAAGATGACACTCAGGGTAAGACTGGAACCGAAGACACTACCCAGAACCAAGAACCTTCTTCAACCGGCAGCGTACTCGACAGTCTGTACAAGAAGAAAATCAAGTAAGTTATCATATAAATATTTAGAGTTATGACTAAAATCGTAAACGATCCTCAGCAAATGACTCTCTTTGGAGAAAGAACTCCGAGAGCGGTGATTTACAAGAGTGAATCACACAAATTGCATCAAGCCTTCAATGTAAAGGCTGACACAAAGATTGTACAGGGCATGGCAGTTGCTTTGGGTACTGACGGTTTGATTGAACCGTTTATCCCGGGTGGTGCTGGTAGCCAGGTATATCTGGGTATAGCAGTAACTGACAATGTCAATCCTGCTTACCAACCTCAACGTAACTTCCCAGTAGAAGTAACCGTAGCAGTTCAAGGTTATATGATTTTGAATTGGGTTGCAAAAGAAGCTCTAGATTGTGGTTATATTAACCCAACTGCAGACCTCTTGCATGACCGTTTCACAATCGCTGAAGCCGCTACAGATGAATCACAGTTCATTGCCATCACTCCCGCAGATGAGGCAAATGATGTAATTCAAGTACTCATCCGTTAAACCAAAAAGAAATTATGGGACAAATTGATATTACAAAAATGAAGGCTCAGGATTTTATGAATGAGCTGCCGGAAATGGTAAGAAGCTTGGAAGCTGTACGTTCCGGTTCACAGGAAAAGAAGCCTGTAGAAATTACCTTGGGAGAGTTGGTTACCGGTAAATGGGGTATTTCCGAAGATGAATTGTTTGAAAAGATGGGAATCAATCCGAAAGTTGATACCATGCAGAATATCTTCACTATGCCTCAGCAGAATGTCCGTTGGATTGTTCCGGAAATCATTCGCTCGGCTATCACTCTGGGTATGCGCCAGGCACCGTTCTATCCGAACATCATTGCATCAGACCAACCTATCAATGGTTTGCAAGCAATCATGCCGATGGTTAACATGTCGGATGCTGCACCTGCAAAGGTTAACGAGGCAGAAACTATCCCATTGGGTGATGTTAGCTTCGGACAGAAATCAGTTAGCCTCTTCAAAATCGGAAAAGGTTTCAAACTTACTGACGAAGTTCGCAACTACGTTTCACTCGATGTCTTGGGAATCTATCTTCGTGACTTTGGTGTTCAGTTGGGTTATGCTCTGGATACTCTGGCTATGGACGTGGCTATCAATGGTAACAACCCTGATGGCTCTGAGTCTGCCCCGGTAATCGGTGTATACGAAACAACCAACGGTATCACTTACAAAGACCTTTTGCATATCTGGGTACGTGCTGCTCGTATGGGACGCAACTTCCAGACAATGATTGGTGGTGAAGACCAAGCAATCGAAATGTTGAACTTGCCGGAATTCAAAGACCGCCACTCTGGTACAACTGAAGCTACACTGAATGTGAAGTCTCCGGTTCCCAAGAATGCCGACTTCTACATCCATCCGGGTACTCCAGACCAACAGTTGCTGTTGATTGATACATCTGCCGCTTTGATTAAGCTGACTGCTCGTCAGTTGATGCTGGAATCAGAGAGAATCGTTTCTAACCAAACTCAGGCTATCTACGCTAGCTTGACTACTGGTTTCTCTAAGATGTACCAGGATGCAATTCTGTTGCTGGCTGCCGACAAGAAATTCAGCGAAAATGGATTCCCCGAATTCATGAACGTTGACCCTTACTTGATGGTAAACCTTGAATAAGGTAGTCCGGTTTTATCTATATAAATTCCCAAGGGAGGGTAGGAACTAAAAAGCCTATCCTCTCTTTATCACTTTTTAAATCTTAGAAAATATGGCTAAAGAAAAATATACCGTAACTGTGGGACCAAGAGCTTACAGTTTTCATGACCAATCAACGGGGATTACCGTATGTAAAGGAGAAGACAAAGAACTCAGCCGCCGTCAATGGAGATCACCGAAAATCCAAAAGGCTATCGCTGCAGGTCATTTGATTATCGTTGCCGACAAAACCGATATCGAAAAGTATTCGGAAGCCGACATCGAAAAGATGGACAAGAGATTGACTGCTCAGTTCAAGAAAGGTATGACTTTGGAAAAAATTGCCAAGGCTTACTCACTTGAGGAACTGAAGTTGGTTGCAAAACTCCACGAAATCGAAGCAGAACCGAACGATACAGTAGAGACTCTGTTGCAGGCTTTGCTGGAAGATTTTGAATCCTCTTCTAAAGGGTAGTCTATGAAAATTACATAAGACAGACTAATATGAAAGACAATCTAGACTTTTTGTACGTTACGTCAGGTCTGGAAGTTTCATTCAGAGTCATATCCAAAGTCCCGGCCAAATCTATTTTTGACTGGGACTTTGGCGATGATAAGGGAGAGGTTTTCAATGGTGGAAGACATGTTTCCTATTCTTATGAAACTCCCGGTTTTTATACAGTTACCCTACACGTAACTAACTCTGCCGGTTTAGACCTTACTGTAGATAAGACTCTGGTAGTTTGTGATTATGGGCATACGGCATTAGCCGATACAATATATAACTTAATCGATTACTACATACCTTCAGAAATATCCGATGGTATGACCAGGGAAGAGAAATCTATATACATCACTAAATGGCAATATTATATTGGACCGCTAGTAAACCATGCAATAGCACCAGATAAATATACTGATGAATTATGGTATGAAGCACTAGAAAACCAATTAATAATGGAATTGGCAGCATGGGATTTTCTCAATGTGAAGATACTTAATCTATTAACGAGTACTTCCGAATACTTAAGTCAATTAACCTCTACCAAAGAACAAACTGGTGATGGTACTTCTAAACCTGAACTTGCTCGTGGTGATAGGATAAAACAAATCACTACTGGGCCCACTGAAGTGCAATATTATGATACCTTGGCAGATGCTACAAGTTCCCTATGGAAAACACTTTCTCAAGCAATGCAACCGGGTGGATTAATAGATGAATTAAGAAAGAACCTTTGTATGTTAGCTTCACGATTGGAAATCTACTTACCGTTCTGTGATGAAGTATTCAGAACCGTAGTTCCCAAAGTAGTTAACAGAAGGCAACCTGGAGTATTAGATGGACCCAACCCAAGTGCTCCAGTAAAAGGTGGTAAGAAATCAATCTTAACTAAGTTATGACAAAAGAACCCTGGAGAATGGTAAAGAACCGCTCTTGGGATAGATACAAGAAAATTATCACTGACTTCTTAGATTGGGATGCTGGTAGACAAACCATAACTTGGGCCAAACATGTTAATCAGCTTCTCAGTCATGCCGAAGACAGTATACCTAAATATTATAACATCCAAATCGAAGCATTGTGTTACTACAATGCTTTCAGAAACTGGCCTATCAACAAGGCAACCGTCTCAGGAGAATTGGATGACGAAAACTTATCAATACTAATTTCTAAATCTTATATAGAACAAATCGGTTATCTTACACCGGAAGGTTATTGGGATTTTAATTGGGAACAAGATAGGTTTGTAATTAATGGTATAACGTATAGGCCTTCTGGAGATACTCAGACTGCTCAGGCAAAGGATGAGGCTTTAGTTTTCATGATTATCCTAAAGAGAGACCGAGATACCAAAGTTGAATTTGTAGAATAAAAATAAAGTATATGGCAAAGATGTTAGTACTGAGGTGGACACCAATTACTACAAACAGTGGAATTTGGTTTGATAGTAATCGGGTTATCCTCAATGGTACCTCTGGAGTTCATATTGAAATGAAAGGTAATGGCAATGATGTAACGGCATTTCAATCGATGACCGGAAACAAATTTGTCACCTGCTTTCAAGATTACTTCGGGGATATCTGGGATAAAATAATACCTCATCCTGGTATAGGCCAGGTAATAAAGTTCCGTGTAAATAGGCTTCCCGATTATGCTTGTATTCGGGGAGATATAGAAGACGGTGGAGATGTAGACCCCGAAAATCCAGATATACCAATGAATGCCTTCTGTGGTTCAGAGGGAGAACCATTCAGAGATATCGATTCGGAATTCTTACTGGGTCGTCAACGTGCAGTAATTAATCCTTAAATTTTATAAAATTTATGTATGTAAGTAAGTATTATACCTGCGAAGAAATTGACCAGCGGTTGTTACAAGGTTACTATGATGACTTTGTTCGTGCTGGCTTTGCCGGAACTATTAATGAGTTCTGGGCCTTCGTACTTTCTATCAAGGATAAGGTAGATAAGAAAGAAGGTTATGGCTTATCTAAAAACGATTTTACCGACGAGCTTAAGGCTAAGTTGGATGGAATCGAGGAGAAAGCAAACTACATCACTAAAGTTTCAGAGCTTGAAAATGATCTCAAGTTCCAAACTGAAGAGGATGTTAAGAAGGCAATCAGTGACCTGGTTGATGGTGCTGATGATGCTCTTGATACTCTTAAGGAATTGGCAGAAGCCTTGGGCAATGACCCCAACTTTGCAACAACTATCACAAATAAACTTACCGAGCTTCGTACTTCTCTTAGCGAGGAAGTAAGTCGTGCTAAGGAAGCAGAAGCTGCATTGGGTGCTGCTATTGCTGCGGTAGATGATAACTTGAAATATGCTGCTGAACAGTTAATCAACAAAATTGATACTGTTAAGGCAGACTTGAAAGCTGATATTGCTCGGGTAGAAGCTAAGGCAGATAAAAATGCCGAAGACATTAAGGACCTCAATGATAAGGTAAACGATAAGAGCGATGAGATTAAGGATGAACTTAAGAGCCTCATCCAACAAGAAAAGGACGAACGTATCGCTGCCGATAACGAAATCAAGGAAAGTGTAAATGAACTCAAAACTCTTCACATCAATGACAAGGCTGCTCTTGAAGCCAAGATTGCTGAAGAGGTATCTAATCGTACGAATGCAGATACTATTCTGGATTCTAAGATTAATGAGGAAATCACTAATCGCCAATCAGATACTCAAGCATTGCAGAGTAAGATTGACCAGGAAGCAGTAGACCGTCATTCTGAGGACCAAGTTCTTCATAATGAAATTTCTAAAGAGGTAGCTGACCGTACTAATGCAGATAATGCTTTGCAAGGTAAAATTGACCAAGAGGCTCAAGCTCGTACCTCTGCAGACCAGGTACTTCAGAATAATATTGATTCCGAAGCTACTGCTCGTGCTGCTCAGGATTTGGTTTTGGACCATAAGATTGAGGATGTAAAACTCCAAGGTCAAGCAGATAAGACTCAACTGTTAGAAGCTATTGCTACTGAAACTCAGGCTCGTAAAGATGCAGATACTGCTCTTGATAATAAGAAGGTAGATAAACGTGAAGGTTATTCATTGACTAAGAATGACTTTACGGATATTCTCAAAGCTAAGCTTGACGGTATTGAAGAGAAAGCCAATTACATTACCAAGCTCTCTGAGTTGGTTAATGATATGGACTTCCAAAATGAAGAGCAAGTTAATGCTGCTATTCAGAAAATTGTAGGTTCTGCTCCCGAGGTACTTGATACCTTGAAGGAAATTGCCGATGCTCTTGGTAATGACCCCAACTTTGCAACAACTATCACCAAGAAGTTAGCTGCCTTAACTGAGGAGATTAACCAAGAGAAGGAAGACCGTATTGCTGGTGATGCTGCAAACAGTGCAGAGGTAGCTACTGAAAAAGCAGACCGCATTGCTGCAGATACTGCTCTTGAAACTAAACTGAAAGAATATATCGACAATAAATCCACTGCTGGTGATACTGCTCTTAATGTAGTTAAGGATAACTTGAACAAGGAAATCCAAGACCGTAAAGATGCAGATGCTGCAATCCAGGCAAGCTTGGATAAGGAAATTGCCGACAGAAAGACTGCTGATGAGGCTTACACTGTAAGTTTGAATAACGTAAACAAACGTGTTTCAGAATTGGCTTTGAGCATTCAGGATTCTATTAACACTCTTCGTAATGAACTTACGGAACAGGTTAATGCGAATACTACTGCTATCGCTACTAATCAGCACGATATCGAAAGAAACTCAGAAGCCATCACTAACTTAACCAAGACAGTAGGTGATAACTACAAGGAGGTTAAGGATATGATTAACGAGGAAATCGTTGACCGTACCAATGCTGACAGTGGTTTGAGTTCTCGTATCGATAATGTAAATATCGACCTTAACACTGAACGTGTTGAGAGAACAGCTGCAGACCAAGTTCTTCAGGTAAATCTTGATAAAGAAGTAGCAGACCGTACTGCTGCTGATAAAGCCTTGTCTACAGAATTCACTGCTAAGTTGGATAATACCAAACAAGCTTTGGAATCAGAGGTAGGTAAATTGAATACCAAGATTGACCAAGAGAAAACGGATAGAGCTGCGGCTGATACTGCATTGGGAGTTCGTATTGATTCTCTAGAGGCAGGCAATACGACTGCTATGAATGACCTTAAAGAACAGGTTAAGAATAATACCACTGCAATTAATACAGAGAAAGACCGAGCAATTGCCAAGGAAACTTCTCTTGAGGCAAAGATTGATACCAATCTTCAGAATCACAAGGATGACATGGCTGCTATCAACCAGGATATCCTTACTGAGAAGAACGAACGTTTGGCAGGTGATACTCTGTTGCAAACCAATATCGATAAGGAGGCCACAGAACGTGCTAATCAAGATACCCTTATTAATAATGCTATTGCTCAGGAAAAGGCAGACCGTACTGCTGCAGACCAGGCAATGGATAATAAGAAGGTAGACAAAGTAGATGGCAAGGGTCTTTCTGCAAATGATTTTACCGACCTTCTGTATGCTAAACTTGATGGCATCGAAGAACATGCTAACTACATTACGAAGGTATCAGAATTACTCAATGATTCTGATTTCCAGAATGCAGAACAAGTAGAGGCAGCTATCCAAAAGATTATTGGTTCTGCACCTGAAGTACTTGATACTCTAGCAGAGATTGCTAAGGCATTAGGGGATGACCCAAATTTCGCTGCAACTATGACTGCTAAGCTTACTGAATTAGAAAATAAGCTTACTGCTGAAAAGAACTTGCGTGAACAAGGAGACGATAACCTGCAACAATCTTTCACTAACCTGAGTACTACTCTTACCACAACTGTAAATGATTTGAGGACTTTCGTTAGTGAAACTCGTACAGAGTTGTTAACTTCTCTGAATGCTACCAATGCTTTGGTAAATCAGAACTCGGCAAATATCCAACGTAACTTGGAACTAATCCAGGGTATTCAAGATAACGTTAATGGTAATTACACTGCCATCAAGGATTTGTTGGAAAGTGAAATTGCTGCTCGTAAATCCGAAGATATCCGATTGGAGGCAAAAATCGACCAGAATACTTCTGACCTCAATACAGAAAGGGAAGAAAGAATTGCTGCTGATAAAGTTCTCCAGGATAATATCGATGCAGAGGAAGCTGCTCGTATTGCAGAAGATAAGAAAATCAATGCTCGTATCGATAAAGAAATCCAAGACAGAACCGATGCCGATACTGCATTGGATAATAAATTCACTGCAATTACCAATGACCATGAGGAAAGATTGGTAGCTGAGGAAGGTACTTCTGATGCTTTGCCTGGTACCATGGTTACAGATGTAAGTGCTGTAACTCGTAACGCTACTCAACTTACATTCAAGGTAAAAACTTCTACTAAAGACCAAGAGAATAATCAGTATGGTGATGAGGTAGAGGCAACTAAGAACCTTTTGCCAGTTACTCAAACTCTTGCCGGAGTTATGTCTGCTGCAGACAAGGTTAAACTTGATGGCTTAGACCCCAATGCTATTACCGAAATCTCAGCAGCTTCTGATGCTGATAAGGTTACAGTTACAGTAACTAAGGATAATGGCTTGAATGATGACACTACAGATACTTTCGATTTACCGGTAGTATCGGCAGATAAGGCTGGTACTATGACTGCGAAAGATAAAGTAGAATTGGACAGAATCAATACCGCTAACTTTGCTTTGGGTGCAGTTACTCCTAATGAAACTACTGTAGGGATTGCTGCTACTAAGACTAATGTTGAAGACGGTACTACGGTTCAGAACCCAATCACTTTGCCTTCATCAACTTCTGAAAAGGCTGGTGTACAATCAGCAGCTGATAAGAAGTTGTTCGATTCTATACCAGATAATGTTATAGTTGGGTTTGATGGAAGGACTCAACAGTCTAATATGGTAGATCTCTACTTAGATTTATATACTGTAGATGAAGAGAGTGGGATATATAAAAGTAACCCAGAAGAATCGAATAGAAGACATATAAACATCCCTTCAGCAACTAATAAGCTTGCGGGTGTAATGACTGCAGCAGATAAGGTAAATCTTGATGAGACATTACCAGATGCTATTGCTCAAGAGGTTCAAGACCGTAAAGATGCAATCGAGGCTTTGACTAATTCCTCTACAGCTGCTCTAAACAAGGAAATCCAAGACCGTAAAGATGCCGATACAGCCCTTGATACTAAGTTCACTAAAGCAGTAGCCGATGAAGCAAAAGCCCGTACGGATGCTGATACTGCATTGGGTGCAAGAATCGACAAAGAGATATCCGATAGAACCGCAGCAGATACCGCACTTGATAATAAATTGCAGGCAAATATTGATGCTCTAGAAGCTAAGCATGATGCCTTTGTTGCTACGAAAGGTAAAGCTAATGGCTTTGCTTCTCTTGATGCTAATGGTACGGTACCGGCTAACCAATTGCCATCATACGTAGATGACATCATTGATGTATATGCTACTTATGATAAATCTGCTACGGGAGAACTTACGAATATCAAATTGTATTCGGATGCTGCTCATCAGAATGCTATCACTGGAGAGGCAGGTAAGATTTATATCAATATTACCAATGGTGAACCTCCTTACCAATTCCGTTGGACAGGTACTATCTTTGCAAGGGCAGATGCTCAGGTACTTATCCTTGGACAAATTACAGGTACTGCTTTCGATGGTGGTAGAGGTAAAGAATTGGAAGACCAGGTAGCTTCTCTGAAAGCTAATGGTGCATCTCATTTTGATAATAACACTTACCAAGCAAGTACAGTACGACTGAATTTCAAATGTTGGTTTGGTAATGGTAATATTAAAGATCATTATTCTCAGATTACTGCTGCTACAGCTTCTCAGGCTGGTGTAATGACTGCTGCTGATAAGGTTAAGCTTGACACTACCCTACCTAATCAGATAGCTACCGAAACTACCAATCGTACTAATGCCGATAATGCAATTACGGCTAAGATTAACAGTTTCCCTGACCATATCCTTGGTAGAGATTTGGAGAACTCAGGTAATTTAATTAATCTGATTACTTCTGCTACTAAATTAACCATAGGTTATTGGTGGACAGAAAGGAAAGAGGATGGTAGTTTCCAGGTAAACGAAACTCAACATACTTTCGATATTCCTGCAGCTACACAAACCGTAGCCGGTGTAATGACTGCAGCCGACAAGAAGAACCTGGATAACACAGTTACTGGGTTGGCAAATGAAATTACTAACAGAACCAATGCTATCAATTCTCTTAGAACAGAATTGAAAACTTACATCGATGAAGCAGTAGGTAATACTGATACCGATTTAACGGCATTGGAAACCAAGGTAAATCAGCATATTGCCAATAAGAGCAATCCTCATGGAGTAACCAAGGCTCAGGTAGGTTTAGGTAATGCCGATAATACCTCGGATGCTAACAAACCAGTATCTACCGCTCAAGCTTCTGCCATTGCCGATGCTAAGGCTGCTGGTACTGCTGCTCAGACTTCTATCAGTAACCATGCAGGTAGAAAGGATAATCCTCATTCAGTAACTAGAACCCAGTTGGGATTGGCAACTACCGACCAGGTAGTATTTGCTAAGACTACTGCTCCTTCTGGTTTCTGGAAAGAGTCTTCCGATGAAAGATTGAAATCTAACATCAAACCGTTAACCCATACTCTGGAACAAATTTGCAGTATACCTACAGAATCCTTTATCATGGATGGTAAGGAAGATGAAGGTACCATTGCACAAGGTTTGGAAGCAGCTGGGTTTAATAACTACGTAGAAGAAGACCCAAGAACTAAGGATTCAGTTCCTAATCCTGAGGAATTCGAAACGGTTGTTATCGACGGTGAAGAATACGTATTGGTAAAACAAGTTAAGTACCATAAGATGTCTACTCTGGCAATCGAAGGTATCAAACTTCTTTACGATGAGATTAAGGCTTTGAAGGCTGAAATCTCAGAACTCAGAAATCTTAAAGATGTAGATTAATATGGGAGAGATAGCAACATGGAGTGCTGTCAAAACTAAAGTAGGCCTTGGTAAGACAGGTAATGACTGCCCTACCAAGGCTGAATTGTTAGCACTCACCCCTACAGGAACGGGGGAAAGTTACGTTGGCTTGGAAATCTCCAATGCTAGTTCCTATGGAAATAACGAGGGTGTTAAACTCGAAGATATTCATAAGGTAACCTATAAGTATACTTTTACCCTTGCTAATACTACTCTAAATTTTACTGCTTTAGGTGGGTCTCCTACCAATGCAGATAAAGGCTTTGGAGGAACCTCTAATCGGGAAAAGTACTTAGATGGTGTAGCTACTGGTATTAAAGAGAATGTAAATTACTCTACTTCTGGATTACCTTCTTGGATATCTTGGTCCGATGCCGGAGGTTGGGTTGCTCAAGAGAACTTAGATTTAACTGCAAGGTCCAAGACTGATGGAGTAATACTCCAACAGGGCTCTGGTAAAACTTTTGCTATCGGTTGGTCTCAGGCAGCAGCATCTCAAAGTTGGACTCAGACTTTCTCAGTGAATCCAACATCAATGTCATTTGGGGCAACTGGAGGAACGAAAACATTTACTGTAACTTCTTACGAACAAGAGTACAGAAATGGGCATACTTATGGTAGTCAGGTTTCTTTAAGTTATACCCGGGCTAATACAGGAGTTACTGGTACTGGTACTTCGGTAACTATGGCCAATAATACTTCTACTTCGGCAAAGTCTGGTAGTGTAGTATTAACTCAAGCAGAAACCAATAAGAAGTTAACCATTAGTTGTTCTCAATCTGCAGGTTATAGAACCTATAGTGAAATCACAGTAAGTGGTGGAGCAGTATCAGATATCCCAGCATCAGGAGGAACAAGGAGTTCATTTACAACAGCTCCAAGTTATTCACAGACTTGGGGATGGAATGGTTCTACTACGGGAGGAGGTACGATTACATCTGGTGCTAGTATTTCTTATGGTACTGCCGTTAGTGCAAGTTCTTTGGGAACTACATCTAAGGCTAGAACAAGAGTAGGCTCCCTTACTTGTACAGTATCTCTGAATGGTAAATCGAAATCTATAACCCTTGATGTATATCAGGCAGCGAATTCAATTACCAGTACTACCGATGGTACACCAGTAATAAGTTTATCGGCAAATTCATACTCTATCTCTAATTCAGGAGGTAGTGTTAATATTTATGCCAGTGTAAGTATACCTACTACCAACCATTGGAGTTCAGGGTCAACAAGTGCAGGTTCTTCGAAGAGTGCTACACCTACGGTTAGTGCAAGTGGTACTGGATTTAGTTTGAATTCAGCTAAGACGGTACTTACTGCTACAGAGAACACGGGTACTTCAAGTAGAAGTTGTACAGTAACTGCATCCTATAGTGGGGCAACTACTAAAACCATCACAGTTACTCAGAGTGCTGCTTCAGTATCTTATAAGTATTACTTGGCATTTACTTCCCCTACTGGTTCTAGAACTACTTCCAGAACCGGATTATCAGCTTTGGGAGGTAATAATTTTACAGTTGATGTAGCTTATTCTTTTAAGACTAAGGTAATAAACGGTTCTGAAATAAGTACAAGATACCCATTAGCTTTAACTGTAACCTCAAAACCAAGTTGGGTTACAAATGTAGCAATTACAACGTTATCAAGTGATAATGGAAACTATGGGTTAACCTTAACCTTAACAGAGAATACCGTAGAATCAACAAGGTCAGGTACCATTAAATTAAGGCAAGCAGAAAACGATGATGACGGTTGGGAGCTTACAGTCAACATAACTCAGAATGCTGCAGTGATTACCTATGAATATTACTTTAGTGTTTAAAATACAACACCATAGTATTTTATAATGTATTAGAGAAATCAAAAACTTATTTATTAACTTTCTAAAACTAAACCGTTGAAAGGCACCATTACTACACCGGCTTAAATTTGCCAAAAACTAAGATGATTGAAAAGGAGTGCATCTAACCGGTGTACTCCTTTTTTCGTTTTAACCCAATAACTAAGGAATTATGGAACAAGAACAACTCACCGAATTTAAGATACAATTGGCATTACCCGCTCCTAATATAGAGATTGCACAAGAAGTAGCAAACAAAGCTCAGGTACTCATAAATCAATTTGGATACTATCAATTCTTAAACCTGGTAGACTTCATGCAGAAGAATCCAGGTGCAGTTTCATTTGGTTTAAATTTAATAAATAAGAAGTAACATGGACGATAAGATGATTTTTCAAAAGTTGCAGAAAGGGGATATAATCTTCTCCTTAGAAAGAGACAGACGTGCTCTCTATCCTATCTTTGACCAAGCAAGGATTCTGAAGGTAGGTGAAAGTAAACCCATGGCATCCATGGTTAAGGATGGATTTGTAAATAGCCTTGAACTTGTGATACAGGATTCAGTATCTCAAATCACAATCTATTTGCCATCTCAGGCAGAGGAAGGTATTTACAATGGTATTTATTATACCACTAACCTGGACAACATTGTCAGCGAAGTTTCTAATCAGAAACAGAATGCAGTGAACATCCTTAATAACCGGGAAAGGTATGAGGCGATTGTATCGGAATGTGATAAAATTTTAGGCTCTATCAATTACAAAGAACCCAGTAAACCAGCTCCTGAGTTCGAAGAATTTAAAGCCTACATGGGTAATGTGGATGTCCGATTAAATAGGTCAGAAGCACTCCTGAAAAAAATTGCCGAAGAGCTGGGATTATTTAAAGACAAGTAACATGCCAAGTAAGTCGGTTAATATTAATATATCGACTCCAATTGGTCCACTAGAAATATACGTAGATAAACGAGAACAAGCTCGTGCAGAAAGGTTGATTGCTCAGACTCCAAGTATCTTAACAAAAGGCTATGCGAAAGGTACCGAGAAGTTTGGCAATCAACTTCTTCGTATAGTAAGGCGTAGTTTAAATACTGGTATACCTCCAAAGGGTTCTGGAGTATCTTGGCCAAAACATTCTCCAGGTACCATTAAGAAGTATGGAGAACATACAATGCTAAACCTTACTGGTCAATATGCAAAGTCCGTTACCATAGTAAAAGGTAAGAAGAGGACTTTCGTAGGATTACCAATTGGAATCAGGAAGATTACCTACACAGGTAAGACTTCAAGAAAAACTTTGAATCAGATTGCTATCATGCTCGAGTATGGTAGCAGAGATGGTAACTTACCACCTCGTCCTCTCTGGGGTCCTGCATTTAAGGCTGCAGGTGGAAAGGTAGCCTTACAAAAGGAAATACGAAATGAAATCAGAAAAGAAATAAGGAGGGTAAAATAATGGCAGCAGATTTTGAAATATCCGCATTATCCGGAACAGGTACTGCCACTATTCGTGTAAAACCGAAGGCAATAAATGAAGACCGAGATAATATCAAAGAACAGATCCTCAAGGTAGTAGTACAGGGAGTAGAAAGGGAAGTAACCTTGGTTCAGAAAGCTAACACTACCCCTGCAGAATCCTGGAATACATACTGGAGTATTTCTCCAGACGTAACTGCCCATACCTTTGATGGTACTAAAAAGGGTGAGACTTTAGAGATAGAGGTATACAGCTATCAACAAAAGTTCCTCAACAATGTACCTCAGGATGAATATAGAGCTGTAGATTGGAAAATCGAAACTACCGTAGACTGGTTAGAAGTAACCCAAGAGGTAGGCGAAGGTAATAAACCAGGAAAGGCTATTATTAAAACTCTATCAAGAAATGGGGAGTATCAGTCGGGTACCTATAACCCAATTGAAAGGACTGGAGTAGTTAAGATAATTCAGAGTGAAAAATTTGAGAAAGCTATCAATATAACCCAATCTCCAAGTGTTCGAGTAGTTACCTATGAAATTAGACCAGTAGCAGGATTAGGTCACTCTGTAGCAAATAATCCTGCTGTGAAGACTGCTACCTTTAGGGGTTACATAGTGTACACTATCAATGGAGAAGAGGTAGCTACGTTTATTAGACCCTTCAGAGTACCTAAGATTGGGGAAACAGTTAATGGTACTATCCCAATCCCAAGTGGAGACCCTATTCCTTGGAAACTATGGTTTACGAATTACCCCTCAGCAGCAACGACCAGTGTTGATGAATTAACCTGTACTATCCATTATGACTGTAGGTTTTTTGGAATTTTATATACCTTAGTAGTAGAGGCTCAAATACAAGTAGGAGATGGTACAGTAAATTGGGTAAATGCTGATGAAGGACTTAGAGTTATTCCTGATAAGCTTAATTATGGTAAATTCAGAAGAAGTAGTTGAGAGAACATTCTATATATGTCTCCTCAGCACCATGTTAGAAATGGGTCTTACCTTAAATCCAGAAGACTTCTTGCCCTTGTCTCAAGAAAACGAAAAACGTTTTGCAGAGGCTATCAAGGGTATGCCTAAGTTTATACCCTTGTTTGGTATAGGAAACAATCAGGTAAAAGGACCCAAGACTCTCCCCAGAATAACAATCGAACTGCAAGGTTATTATGCTGGTGATATTGGAGTGAACAAATATATCATTGGTGATAAGTTAGAAGACGGTAATTACCAAGCTTCAGAGTTTCCCTATGAGACTAAAGATATCACAGTTGATATACACCTCGTTTCTCAAACACAAGCCGATATGAGATTATTGCATACAATCTTATATGCTGGCTTACCTGCTAGAGGATATGTAAGACCATACTTTAATGACTTAGAGGAATGGAGCAAGGGCAGGCTTGACCCAACCGGAAACCTATTCATTGAAATTGGTAATTATTATGACCATCCAGATGTAGAACATGGTATACTTGAGAAGGTATATACTTACGTATGTAAAGATGGTATTCTCCCAGAAAAGCTTTTGGAAGAAGGTACACTTACACCTATCAAAGATATTACTGCTCTCATTGGATTGTTCGAACAAAACGAAAATGAAATGCTAGAGTTGAAGATACCTAAGGAATAGGTACAATACTCTAGGGTATAAATTAAACGAGTAATTAACTTTAATCACAATAGAATTATGCCAACTTCACCTCATGTAGATTTTAAGTTTAAGAACAACAATGTTCTTCAAACTACTCCTATGTTAGGAGTTTCTTGTGTATTGGCTAGAACTACTAAGGGCCCATACGATGACCCCTCAGAAATCATCTCTACTTTCTCTCAGTTTCAAAGAATTTATGGTTCTGAGATTGTGCCAGATGGTTCTGTATCAAATATCGAAAAAGCCTTGACAGGTGGTTCTAAGCTTCGTGTTATTCGAGTACTTGGTAAGGGAGCTACCCAGGGTACAGTGGCTGCAACTGCAGCAAGTAAAACAAAGGCTGCTGCTAAATCCGAAGAGGAAGGCATAGTACCGGCTTCTGCTGCCCCAGACCCAGCTACACCTGCAGCACTCATTACCATTACCTCAAGTGGAGTTACTTATAGCTTAGGCTTGGTAACTAAAGGTTATGGGGACCCAATCGGTAGTACTGATAGTTTCCAGGTGGGTTTCTACAAACAAGCTAACACCTTGTATTACAAAATCTATTCTGGCAATGGTCAAGTACTTGAACAAGGTCCAGTAATCACTTACAAAACTGCCGATGAAAATAATGATACTTCGGTAGATTACCTTGCTCTTAGTGCATTTGCTAAGAACTCAGAATATATTAAGCCGGTAGTAGTTGCTGGTTCTTCTTTCGAGAATCTTATCAAATGGCTTACTGATAGTGTAGATGGTACAAAGAATGCCGTTACATTAACTGTAGGTGGTGCTGCTCCTACAGAAGATGAAAAGAAGTTTACCGGTACTATCGGTTCTGCAGGTTCTACTCCTACTGCCGATGAATGGATTGCTTCTTTGGACTTCGTAAAGGATTACACTGACTTCTATCAGTTATTCATTTCTCATATCTCTCAACACCTTACTGCTGATGCAGATGTACTCAAGGTATACAAGGCTGCTGCGGATATGGCAAAGGAACTGATGGAATGGGTACTCTATATCGAAGTTCCGAAACACCTTACTCATTATACTCAGGGTACTCAGGCCAGAGATTACAAAGCTCAGGTAACTTGGGTACAGACTTGCTTGGGTACTGTGGGTAACTCTAAGTATATTGCCTATTTCGGTGGTGGACTTAAGTACTACAATGAAAACGGTAATCTTCAAGATTCCGATGTAGTGGGTACCATTGCAGGTTTGGGTGATGCTTCTGCTACTCAATATGGACCTTGGAAATCTTTTGCAGGTATGAACCGAGGAGTTATTGGGGATGCCGTTGGACCAGTATGCCCGAACTATGGTTCTCCCTCTCGGTATTCAGAATTGAATACTCTGGCCCAAAATTACATCAATGAGATGGTAATCAAGGATACTCCTGATGCAGGCAAACAGACAATGCTTTGGCATTGCTTCTCTTCTCAGGTAAAACAGGATTCAGAACGGTTCCTTTCAATCGTAAGATTGAACTTGTATTTGAAGAAGTTCCTTCGTCCTGTACTTAACAAGTACATCGAAGAGCCTAACGTTTGGAGTACTTGGAAGAGAATTTGGTTGGAGGTTAAACCCACACTAGACTCTTTGGTAGATGAAGATGCCATGACCGAATATACCTGGATGGGTGACCAAGATGCAACCTCTTGGGATGATCTCTCGGTTAACAACGAGGCAGATGCTCGTCAAGGTAAGTACCGTGCTATCCTTAAGTATAAGGACGTAGTTCCTATGCAAGAGGTAACTATGGAAATTGTAATTGATGCAGCTTCCAAGTCTGTATCAATTGTGGAATCAAGTAATAACGCTTAAACAATTATAACGATGGGAGCAAAAGTAAAAAATCCACGGAAGAAGTTCTTGTGGAGTATCATGTTCCCCAAGCACCCTATCAATACTTATCTGTTCCAAACTTGTACTTTGCCAGATGTAGAGATTGACCAGGTTGCTCATGGGGACGTCAATAGAGACGTTAAAACTCCAGGTAGGGTTTCAGTTGGTAATCTTATCGTAGAGAAACTTATGACTACTGCAGGTTCAGATACCTGGCTTCATGATTGGCTATATGCTTGCCAAGATATGATTGCCGGTGGGGGATTACCTCCTGCTCAGATATGGGAAACTGCAATCGTAAATGAACTTGCTGAAGACGGAGTCTCAGTTCTTAACACCCATATCTTCGAAGAGGTTTGGCCCTGTAAAGTTACTGGCTTAGACTTGGACAGAATGGCTTCAGAGAATACCATTGAGTCCATTGAGTTCTCAGTTGGTACTGCAGATAAATACTAATTCCTTAGTCTATTTTCACTAAGATTCGGTGGAGGGGTGGGATTCCTGAGATAGGATGTCTCACCCCTTTCTTGTTGTTATAGGGAATACTATGAACATTTGTAAACATAAAAAGTAATTAATATGGAATTTAGAACATTTGGATTTATCGGACCGTCTGGTTATAAATACCAGATTAGAGAACAGAATGGTGCTGACGAAGATATTCTCAGTAACCTTTCAGACATGAAAACTTTGATGAACCTTACTAAGTTCATTGCAGCAATTGTAGTAACTACAGATGCAACACCCAGTGGGAAGTTAACCATTGAGGATGCACTTAACTTACCAGTTAATGACCGGTACTGTATTATCTTCAATTCTCGAATTTTCTCTTTGGGAGACGAAGTAGAATTCGAATATGATTGGGGAAAAGAAGGAGGGAAGGTTATGTATGGCCAAGATCTTCACGAGTATCTTTTCGATTACAGTCAGGTTCCTTCTGAAGAAGAGCTCAAGGAAAAACCAGATGCCATTCCTTTCTATCCGGAAGGTAAGAAACTTACGGACCATGAGTACACTCTCTCTTCAGGTAAGCTTATCAAATTCGATTGCATGACCGGTAAGGGTGAACAGATGTTCATGGCTTTGCCTATGGAGAAACAAACAAAGAATGCTCCTCTCCTTTGCCGTAACCTTTACTTAGATGTAGATGGTAACTGGGAAAAGGTTTCAAACTTTACACCTTTTAGTGCAAAAGATATGGCTGAGATGAGAAAGTATATTCTATCTATCGACCCGGTATTCAAAGGGGATTCTCATATCACCCATCCACAGACTGGAGAGGAAAGAAACTATCCTATAGCTTGGGCACCTAATTTTTTCTACCTGACGGAAGAGTAAGTTTAGAAAGTGATTTTGTTTATATCACTAGAGCCGAGATAACTTTAGATTATTTCGGCTTTTTACGTCTTCCGTACAGAATAAGAAAAATATTCAAGGATATGGCCGAGCAATATTATAAACAGATTAAAAAGAAAACGAAATGATAAATGCCAGTAGGAGTGTAATAGAGGTCGGTGTTGCCATGGTTTTAAGAGACCGATTCTCTCAAGAAGCTGGTAAGATATCTGGTTCATTTAGAACTATGATGAATGATATGAATACCTGGAACAGAGGTATTCAGATGTCAGCTTCTAATTCACTAGACTTCGGAATGCAGCTCGTAGGGGGAATGGCCAGGGCCTATAAATACTCTGCAGGTGTTCAGAATGAAGTTTGGACTGCTTCGAAGATTGCTGGTGCTACCATTGCAGAACAGAAGGAGATGTTACAATTGGCAAAAGACGTCAATGCTATGACACCTCTTACTGCTTCGGATGTTGCATCAGGACAAAGATACCTGGCTATGGCAGGTAATAAATTCGATGCTATTAAGGAAATGATTGGGCCGGCTTCTAAGCTGGCTTCAATCTTTACAATGCCAGTGGGAGGTAAAGGTGGTGTAGCTGACTTGATGACTAATATCATGTCAATGTACCAAATCCCAATGACCGAAGCCGCTAGAGTAACTGATGATTTATATACTGCAGTAACTAATGCAAATATATCTTTGCAGGACTTAGCCCAGTCCATATCTTATGCAGGAGCAGATATGGCAACTGCAGGAGTAGATCTTAGGCAAACTGCTGCGGCCATTGGTGTATTGGGAGATATGGGTATACAAGGTTCTATGGCTGGTACCTCTCTGGCAAATATGATACGTTATTTACAACTATCTCTTGTTAACCAAAAAAAGAAAGGCTATAACGCTTTAGCAAACATGGGCTTAAGTCCCGATGACTTCTTCGATGCTCAGGGTAATCTTATTGACTTATATTCTGTATATCAAAAGTTTGCTAAGGCAGCAGTAGATATGCCTTCTCGTGTTGAAACTCCAACATTCTTCAATATCTTCGGTGTTCGTGGTAATCGTGGTATGCTCCCAGTACTTAGAGATATTGCCTCTGGTAGTGATAAGATGGGACAGATACTTGCTACCTATAATAAGAATATGGGTGCAGTAAACCAGATGAACGAAGAAAGACTTAAGACAGATGCCGGTGTAATTGACCAATGGGAATCTTCACTTGAGAACTTAACGGTAACTGCAGGTGCTGCAATGGGTAGAGTATTTACTCCCGTTCTCCAATTCGGAACTAAGTTTGTAGACATAGTTAATACTATTTCAGAAACTTGGGGAGGTAGCTTTGCCTTAAGAGTAGCTGCTACGGGTGTAGTAGTTGGTACTATAGTGGCAGGCTTTAGGACTTTGAGAGGTATCATGAGGATGACCTCTTATCTTCAGGCCTTAACTACTACTGAAACCAATGGTATGTCAGCTGCAGCTATAAAGACTAATACCCAATTTGCCATCATGGAAGCTCACATGGTAAGTATGGTTAATCTCATGAGAACTATGGTTCAACTCCAGATGATGTCAAGTGGTATCGGAATGAATAGCAAAGGTCGATTCTACAATATGTCAAACGGTAGGTATGTTAAGACACCAAATCCTGGTGTACCAATGGCAACTACTATGGCGGGTAATCTCATGGGCGGTGCCGTTGGGGGAGCCGCTGCTAATGCAGGTGGTAGAGCAGCAGGTCAGATTGCTACTAGAGGTTTAACCGGTATGCTTGGCAGATTTATGGGATTCTTAGGAGGACCCTGGGGTTTAGCAATTACTATCGGTTTACCCTTATTAATTGAAGTGGGTAGTAGATTGATAAGCTCGGTAGATAGGAATACTGATGCCCAGAATAACAAAGAAGATGACCCATTAACCATTAGGGCTCAGAATGAAGAGAAATTTGTTAATGCTATAAAGTCTGCAATTAGGGATGGCTTAAAAGAAGGCAAGATTGGCATTAGTATAGATGGGCAATCCGTGGGAGACTATACCCTTGGTAGTCAACAGGATTATACTGGAGTAGTATTAGGATTATAAACTAAAATATTATGGCTAAAATATTAGGACAGGCAGCTGGTAAAGTTATTGAAAAATACAATGACCTTACTCGAGATACAGCTGGTGTTCTTACTGGCCCTTTGAATAAACTTTGGAGAGCTCGGATATTACTTAACCGAGCTACTTCTACTCTTCCAAAAGATAGTGCTCTCAAGGGTAAGATCTATGACCCAAATGGGGTACCCGGAGAAGCTCAGATATCTTCTAAGAACCCAACTCTAAACAAACAACTCCAGGCAAAGTGGAGAATGGAATTACAATTCCCACGTCAAGAGGAAGGGGAAGGAGTAGACCCAGCAAAGGGTAATAAGAATACCACTAATTACAGAAACTTCGAAGTAAAGGCAGACATCCGGTATCAAAACGAAGTACGGATTTATAACATGTCTGCTAACCCAACCCAATATATTACTTTACAGAATCGACCTCCTGAATTAGATTTTAGAGGGGAAACTACTTGGGCAACCATTAAGTCTATGGGTCGTAATACACCTATGTATCATTTCACGGGAGCAGAAGATATCATTCAATTCAATGTATCTTGGTTCTCAACTACTTTGGATAACCCAGAGGAAGTGATAAATAAATGTAGATTACTTGAAGCCTGGACGAAGGCAAATGGTTACCAAGCAGCACCTCCTATAATCCAAATAGAGTGGGGAGATTCCGGTATATTCGAAAACCATTATTATATCCTTACCTCTGCAACCTATACTCTGAAGAACTTTCAGAATGGTTATAGGATAAGGGTACCTGGTAAACCTGCTACATTTGGCAATGGTAAATTATTGCCTGCAGCAGCAACTCAGGAATTAATCTTCAAGAGAGTAAGTGCCTATAACTTATCCTATGGAGATTTTATTAATTCTGATTCACTTAAGAAGACGGAGGGCATTAAATATGATTGATACATCTCAATATTTAAAAGGTGCAAGTCCCTATGACCAAGCCTATGTTTTAAACTATGGTGATGGAGATTATTCTTTAGAGGCAGTACGTACATCAGTACCCTCATCAAGTGATGACATCCAACATACAGTTAAGGATGGTGAGACTTTGCAGAATATTGCTTATCGGTATTATGGGGATTCTGGTAAATGGTTTCTAATTGCTGAAGCCAATACTATCCTCAATCCTTTTAAGGAATTAGAAAGTGGAACCCTTATAAAAATTCCTGTGTATGCCGGCTAAACAAAAACCCATATTATATAATGGAATGGGCCAACCCTACTTGGCCCTTTTCGATTTTCAAGGAATGCCCATTAAGAATCCTCTTACGGGCATTCCTCTTGGAGCGTATATAAGTACCTGGACTTATAGATATGATGAGGAGAAAGAGAATTTAGCTACTATCACTTTTGATACTGGTAATCCAGATACCGTAGATATTGAAGCTTTGCAAGAGGGTCAGGTAATCTGCCTTCAGTGGGGTTATATTTATCCAGACGGTCAATTCGTATCGGGTCCAGTTAAGATAATCAAGGTGAGAGACTTCGATGCTACTTTCGATTCCACGGGTACTCATGTAACTATTAAGTGCATTGATTCAACGGGTGATTTAAGGTACCAACCAGCCTATAACTTTTCGGATATGGAAGGTTATAAGTTATCTACCTTCTTGGACAATGGTTGTGATAATGCTACTGGTGTAATCATAGAAATCTTTCAGTAATGGAACAACAGATAATAAGTAATAAAGTATACGAGTCACTACAGGTGCCTACAGAAAATACTCGAACTACTACTGGAAAGGTGCTTTATGCTAACCGGTTTAGTGGAGTAGCTCAAGTAGCTATGCCTGAGGATTTGAAGGCTCTGATTGATAGCGACTTTGGTTTGGTGGGTAAGAATATCTTGGTTCAATTAGAACAGAAGATGAAAGGTTATACCAATGGGCCTTGGTATGTAGATTCCAGAGATGGAGTTATCTACATACACAATCGTAAGTTCAATGAGGAACCAGTTCATACTTATACTTACCAAGGAGAAAACGGTGAGGTACTCAGTGTATCATTTACTATGGAGAACATTACTAAGAGAGTTAAGGCAACTCTATCTCCTTTGGTAAGTCCAGAAACTAAGGACTTAAATGTAATCACTACTGGTATAAAAGAACCAGAAGAGGAAAAAACTTCGAATGAGAATGACCAATATATAGCCAGAGTAGATAATACAATGGTGGTTAATTATGGTAGTGATAATGTAGAAGATTATCGAAGTCATCCCACAACTAACCATATTGGAGAATGGGATGCTCAGAATAAAAGCTTCGATAGGTACTTAACTCATAGGCAAGCACTTCAGGAATTCAATGCTTCTAATCCTGCAGAAGCTTATGAAAAGGGGAAGCAGAAACATCTGGATGAAATGAATATGGATGAATTAAGAGAGACCATTAATCAAGCAGTTTCTAATTTGCCCAGTGACCGTAAGAGAGCAGTACAACAAGCTTTACGTAATTCAAAGAATGGTAAGGAATTGGAGGCTAATCTTTACAACATCCTTAAAAATGAAAGATACCTATTTGAAGGCGATGACCAGATGACCTATATGACCATAGAATATGTGGACCCCATGGATTATGACCCAGAAGGCTACGCTTCTAATCAAGCAGGTGCTGGAATTGCTTCCGGTATAAACTATCAGATGGGAGTATTACCTGCTTCTAAAAGAGGGTATGCTGCTCTAAAGAATGACCCCTATACCATTGTCCTTAGTGATATGGAAACTGATACTTCTAAACATTATGGTCAAGGTCAATATGGTAAGAAGGTAAAAGTACAACATTGGAAGAAATCTAATGTTAAAGTACCTATCTATAAACTCTATCATAATCTCTTTGGTAGATATGGTGGGGCAGATAAGTATGCTTGGGCAGCTAATGCTAATGCCAATGGTGGTTTAAAGCATACCGAAAAACGGCTCGTATGCAAAATGCAAGTAGTGGGCAGACCTTCTCTAGCATCTTCCCAGATTGTTATAATTGATAACGTGGGTAGACGTTGGTCGGGACCTTGGTACATTAAGCAATGTACTCATTCCATGGATGCAGGTCAAGGTTATGTAACTAACTTAGAGCTGGTTAAGAATGCTGGTAAGTCAGGCTCAGTTACATCGAAATCTGGTTTATCTACTCAAACTATTGTGGCTAATGATGCTAAGTCGAATAGTAAAACCGATAAGGGTAAAGATAAGAAAGCCTTGAGTAATACCAATGAATTAGTACTTGACTTCACCTATAATGAAGTAGTATACTTTGTAGAGAACTTCATGGGTAAGAATGGTGAGGTAGTTGATAAAAAAGGTGCTTCTGAATTTGTTCGTAAGAAAGCTTATTATACTGAAGTAGTTGCTAAAGACCCAATAGCTAAATCAGAAGGTATAGTTATTAGTTCAGGTAATACTACTACTTCTACAGGTAAGTATATCCCAGGCAAGATATCCATCAAGGAAGTTCAAGTACCAGATGATTATTGGGTTAAGTTCGATTATTCAAAAGTAGCTCAGAAGAATTTCACAGAGTACATAAGAAAGAATAAATTAAAATAATTATGGGATACGAAACTGCAAAGATAATAACCGAAGAAGGCCTAGAAGGTCTTGGTAGGTACTACTCAGTTTATCGAGGTATAGTCGTAGACAATGAAGATACTGAGAAGAATATGAATAGGGTGAAAGTATGTATCCCAGAAGTAATGGGCGGTACTTTTGCATGGGCTTTACCTAAAGGACAACACGGTTCAATCAGTACTGGTTTCAAGTTCTTAGCTCCTAAGATAGGCGATATAGTTTTTGTTACCTTCGAGTTCGGAGACCCAACTAAACCTCTTTGGGAATATCATGGGTGGGGATTACAACAAATTCCTGAGCCATTGAATGGTCCCAATAAGATGGGGTTGGTTACTCCCGAAGGTAATTTGATTGTTATCAATGATGATGAAGGAACTCTGAATTTATACTTCAATGGTACTGTATCGGTATACTCAGAATCAGATGTGGTAGTGGCTTCTAAGAAAAGCATTGGTATTAATTCTGGTGATACTGTAGTACTAAATGAGGGTAGTAATAGGGGAATCATTAACATCGAACAGTTAACTGAGAAACTAAATCAAACGATTAAGGAACTTGAACAACTAAGAAGTATGTTCAACTCTCATGTACACTCAGGTGTAACTACTGGACCTGGTTCTTCAGGTCCTACAGTAACTCAAGTAACTAAACCATTCTCACAATTTCAGATTGATGATTATGAGGATAAATCTTGTATACACTAATGGAAAAGAATTACTTCACAGATATAGTTGGTATAGGTGTAACATTCCCTATTCAACTTACTCGAAACGAAAAGGGAGAGACCGGTTGGTACCCAGTCAATGGGGATTTCAAACTTATCCGGGATAATATAAGTGCTATCCTATATTACATGATTGGCCAGAGATTTCGACAAGAAAACTTTGGTAGTAAACTTTGGCAATGTATCGAGGAACCAAACTCACAAGCCCTAAGTTTTATAATTAAAGAGTTTTTAAAACAAGCCATAGGTGCATGGGAACAGAGAATAACCTTCCAAAGCATTACCGTTACTAGAGTTGATGCAAAAATACATATAGAAGTAGCTTATGTAGTAAATGGAACAAATTCTAGTCAGTACCTCGACATCACCTATGATCACTCGGATAATTCATTAAATACACAATAATATGGGAATCACAAATAAATGGCTTAACCCATACCAGAGGTCTTACCAACAAATTAAGGCCAAGCTGGTAGAATCCCTTATGGGTCTTAAGGACAAGGATGGTCAGAAACTCATAACGGACTATTCGGAGGGAAACATCCTTATTATCATTCTCTCCTTGTTTGCAGCAATTGCCGAAGTACTGCATTACTATGTAGACAATATGGCAAGAGAAACTTTCTTATCTACGGCTCGTAGATATGATTCGGTAGTTAAACATGGTGCATTGGTAGATTACCATGCTCGAGCAGCAATTGCCGCTACGGTAGATGTAATCTTATCTAGAAGTATTACTGGTAACTCCATTGGTGCAAAGTTAACCATACCACAAGGAACTCTATTTACAGACCAGAGTGGTAATAGCTGGTTATCTGCCCGAGACGTTACTTGGTATTCAAATGTAACTACCTGCAGGGTACCAATTATTCAACACGAGAAGTATACTACAAGTGCTCTCAATAACATGGTAATACCCACAGGAGATAGAGTACAACTTAATCTTGGTACATTACCCAACGGTAAGTATTATGAACATGGCTCTATGTCTTTACAAATAGGTGGGGAATCTTGGGTACTGGTAGAAACCTTTGCAAAGTCTAAACCTACTGATAAACATTTTATGGTGTCAGTAGATGAGTCTCTAAACCCCTATATTATGTTTGGGGATGGTACCTTTGGTAAGAAACCTGCAGCAGGTGCAAAGATAACCAATGTAGTATTCTACTTAACCAATGGTTCTCAGGGTAATGTAAAGAGTAATACAATTACCTCAGTACCTTCCGTTATATCCTCATCAATTACAGATGCCACTGTAAGTAATGCTTATGATGCCGGAGGCGGTTCTAATTATGAGAACTTCACTATGCTCAAGGAACATATACCTTTGAGTGTTAAGACTCTGGGAGTAGCTATTACCAAAGAGGATTTCGAAAGCCTGGCAATGTTAGTTGATGGGGTTAATAAGGCAAAAGCAGATTACGAATGTGGTAGAAAACTTACGGTATATATTAGCCCAGATGGTGGAGCAGTAGCTTCTTCTGAGTTAATCAGTAGAGTATATAATCTATTATCTCAAAGGGCTCCAATGACTACTTGGCTCAAGGTTAAATCTGCAGGCAAAGTTCAAATCATTTTGGAAATGGATGTCACTGGAAAGAAATCATATAAGACTGCCGAGATACAGACTCAAATCCTTACTGCTTTGTATAATGCCTACTCTCCAGAACAAGCAGAGATTGGGGGAAGCGTAAGGGTATCTGATATCTATGCTCTGATTGATAATTTGTCTACTGTAGATTACCTACACCTTACCAAGTTCTATATCAAGCCTTGGCCTACTACTATCTATGGCAACAAAGAACTTGCATTGGGACAATTCAAATTGAATAAGGCTACTGGGTCTATGACCTACTTCATAACCTTCAATTCATCTACGACTTTCACAGTACGTTCAGTATCGAATGGTTATGTAGCTACGGGCTCTGTTGGTGGTTCACTTCAGGTAGTAGACAAGGCAAATGGTTTTGACTTCTCCCTGGATATACAGAACAACAGTTACCAATCTGGGTACCGTTATTCAATTACAGTATCAGAACCCAACCATGATTATGAAGACCCTGGTTTTAATTTACCAGTATTCGAAAATGCTTCACAGTTAACACTAACCGTAAATGAGATAGTATGATAAACCTCAAAAACCTAATCGATTTTTTACCATTCGAATATAAGGACCAAGATACTTATAAGGTAAATGGTAAGGGCATTCTGGAGAGGTTTCTAGAAATTTGTGGAGAGCATTTTGAAGATTATATTACTAAGGACATTGATAACATTCTGGATATTATTGATATAGATAAAACTCCAGACATGTATCTCAACTTTCTTTGGCAATTCCTCGGAGAAATGCCCTTCGCTTATGGGAACACAATAGATGCCCAGAAGTGGTCAGAGTACTTTAATGGTTTCTACTCAGACAGTAAACTCCAGGAATTATCAAAGCTTTGGATAATACCCAAGGAGGGACCTTTTACCTTAACCAGTACTCAAGTAAGAAACATTCTAAGATACTCGGTATCTCTATTCAAGATACGAGGTACTTCTGAGTTCTTCGAAATAATGATGAGGCTATATGGGTTAACCTGTACAGTCTCAGACCCTGCTAAGGCAGATTCTTACGATGGTTGGATAAAAGGCCATCCTTACTTCGACCAATACTTCTTGTACGACGACAAGTATTCCTATGATAATACATTTGATTGTTCTCAATGTATACCGGTAACCTTTAGTCTTACAGGTCATGGGTATACTTCGAATTCGGAGGCATTCAAGAGATTTAGGGAAGCAGTAGAAAGTTTCTTCCGAAGATTCATACCTTACCACGTATCCTTCAATATCCAATATGGATTTACGGTAAACGATGGGTATGCAATCAAAGCAGAATTGGTAAACCCAGACCAACCAAATCTGATAACTTCTGAAGTATACGAAGTACCAGTTAGGGTAATGGTAACTGCTGATTGGCCTAATGCAGATTTAAGATTTCAGATATCAAGTGATAAGATAAACTGGGGATACACAAAACATCCAAGTGATTCCATATTTAATATACCAAGGGCTGGTACTTATTATTTCAGAAGTGTTGGGGATAACTCTAAGATAACCCAAATCACAGTAGGTCAAGAATCCTATAATAGGGTATATTCAATTACCTGTGACCCAGTTACTGCAGAGATAACTCCATCAAAGCTAAGTGTATATACGGTAGTAAGGGCTAACGTATCTTATAAGGGACAAATCAAAACTTGTAATGTTCGACTGTCAGGGACTGACCAAGTAAAGGTATCAGGAGCAACTTGGGAATTTAAAGAACCAGGTACTTATTACTTTGAGATTGTAGAGTTCCCAGTAAAGCAAACTTCCTTTGTAGTAACCAGACAAGAGATTACTTATAAGGTAAGATGTACTCCCTCTGAGTTTCGAGTTGGGGATAAACAAAGTATACGGGATGCAACTACTACCCTAACCATCGAATCCAATTACCCAGAATCATTTACCGGGGACTTATACTGTAGGTTGGTAGGTGACACTAAGTTATTTAAGAATGGTGATAAGTTTACTGCCAGCAGTTATGGTACCTATAAGTTTAGGTGTACTCTTGATAAAAGAGAAACTGAAGAAGGTGTAGGTATCTTCGAAGTAACTTCTGGTAAGACTGCAATCTATCGAGTTAGTATTAACCCACCATCCTCTACTTTGTTCAATGGCTCAGCCAAGACCGCAGTAAGTATTCAACGTATCTCAGGTAATGGAGATGATTATAAAGTAAGAGTGATAGAGACTGGGGAAGTATTTGATGCTAAGAGTGGTTATGTATATACTACTAATAGGTCAGGAACTTATACTTTCCAATCCGTAGCATACCCCTCTGCAAGGACTATCTGGACTGTAAGCAATTCTCCAACAGTATATCAGAATAAGTTAAAGATAGTTCCTTCAGATACTACCGATGAACATTGGCAAGAACCCGATTGGACTTTACCTGAAGACCAGATTGATGATACCTATGCAGTATATGCTTTGGTAGATGAGAAGTCTGCTTGTAAGTTCTCACTGGAAGAGATGAAGAATGGGGTAAATGTAAATGGTACTGCTACTTGTGATGAGACTGGGGAAACCTATAACCTGGGTGAAGAGATTACTCTTACCAAGGCAGGTACCTATACCTTTGTAGCTGATGATGGTTCTTCTCTAAGATGCCAAGTAATCCTAGAAGATTATCCAACTATCATTGAGATATCTTGTACTCCAGAGTATGCCGAACTAAAGGGTACTGTTAAACAAGTATCTACCCTAATCAAGTGTACTTCGAATAAACCAGATTTCGATAGTAGAATTAGGGAAGTAGGTAAGGTTAATACCTACGATGCTGGTGGACAAGGCTATGAATTCATCACTGCTCAAGCAGGAGAATATATCTTTGAATCAGTTGCAGATACTTCTAAGAGAACTAAGTTCACAGTAGTAGATGCAGATCTCTTAAGTGTTAGTCCTCAAAAGTTGGAATGGGATTTCGATGACCTATCGGAAAAGACTTTCACCATTACAACCTACAGTAATCAATCTTGGCAAATAGTAGAACAATGATAAACACAATCGATAGAATCACTGAGACCACAACTCAGTCTTTATTCAAGACATTTACTGTGGGCATATTGGGAGAATGTACTCAAATCCTCCATGACCTGAGATGGATGATAGTATTAGCAATAATACTAATTCTATCCGACTTATGGTTTGGTATATCTGCGAGTAGAGTTCAAGGTATAGAAATTCGAAAATCTAGGGCTGGAAGAAGAACTCTAAATAAAGTAGTAGATTATATCTGCTATGTTTTATTGGGAGCTGTACTTGGTAAGGCTATAGGTGAACCTTATGGGATGGACCCAATCGTAGTATCCATAACTGTAATGGTGTTATGCTATTGCTTCGAAGTAGATAGTATATATGGGCATATCTGCGAAATACATGGTATCAAAAAGAAGTACAGTATATGGAAGATTCTCTTTAAATTGTTAACCTTCAAGTTCAAGGACTTGGGTGAAGCATTTAAGGATATGGCAGAACAAAAGAATAACTTTAAAAATAACAATAATGAAGACGTACTTTAAGTATGAAGGTATCATTAAATCAAAGGAAGCAGCAGAGGCAATTGCTGCTCCCTCTGGTTTAGGGCCATTCTGTGGTTTCGGCTCAGCCACCATAAATGGTAGTAGGTTAACGGTATCTCCTCAAGGAGTATCTGGGAGTAAGTATGCTAATGTAATCAAGGACCGTATCATGGCAAGGTACATGGCAAAGGCTTCAGAAGATGGAGAATTACCCGATGTAAACTTTGGTTGTATCTCAAGAGATGGATATGTATTTATCTCTGATGAGCAAACTCTTACTGTCGAAAATATTCAAGGTACTCAAGGCTCAACCGAAGAGGTATTACTCTTTGCAGTACATACTACTATCTCAGAACCAGTAGATAACCCAGTAGACTTCGTAGCCTATTGGAATGAATCCTCAGAAAGCTTCTATGATTTATTCAAGAAGGCTAACGATATCTATTACCCGATTGCCGAGGCAAATCGTACTCCGAGTATACTCAATAGTGATGTATATTCCGATTATAATATGACCTATAGCAATCTTCTAGAGATGGTAGAGAGTGCTTGCCCTTATTACTCTAATAATAAGAATTCGGTTGTTCTTATCGGTATCTATGGTAAGGGTACAGATGCAATGACAAAACGAAATGAGAACTTTGCAATCGTACCCTACCAAGGTAAATTCCAAGAGATACCTTTTACTACTGCAACCTATAGTTCATTCAAAGAATCTATAAAGAGAACCGAAGAAATGAATACTGGGTTCCCAGTAGTAGATGAAGCAGGCAATTCATTGAACATCAAACAATACATTGATGCTCAACTTGAGGCAATCAGAAAAGAATTTGCCGAGTCTCTGAGTACTGCTAATCTCCCAATCGGTTCTATTATCCTCTGGGAAACTGATGTAATCCCAGAAGGATGGGCAGAATACACCAAGGCTTCTGGTAGAATAGTTATTGGTTACCAAGCAGGAGGTATTCAGATTGGTGATGAAACTATGTTACAGAATGTGGGTGATTACTATACACCTACTCAAGGTAATTTTCTTATCCAGATTAAGGGGGATGATTTGCCTAAACATAGACATGCTCTTGGTGTATCTAAAGGTAAGCAGGATAATGCTAACAACTGGGAGAACGTTCGTCCTCAGTCCTTCTTTAATAGAGAGACAGGTTTGAATGGTGACTTTGGTAGAGGAACTCCAACTAAGGGAATCCAAGATGGTGCTATTGTAGTGAGCTGGAATTTGCTTGGTGAAAGTTTCTTACAAGAGACTTCGGTAGAGACTTTGAATATCGAAAAATTACCACCGACTATTACATTACGATATATCCAAAAGATATCATCATAAGTAACTTCATTCCACTTCATAATATAGATTGAATTAGTTATTAGTATTAGGACACTTTACAAATCGTGTTTGCATAGTTGATTTTGAAAATCTGTTGGGAAAGGGACGTTGGGAAACGCCCCTTTTCTTTTGTGTTAATACTTAAGTTCTTCCTTAGCTCTATCTTCCCAGTATTGGATATCTTGTCTAAGTTCTGAGATATATCTCATGGAATCATTAGTCTTAGGCATTTCAAAAAACTCTATAAGCATTATGTTGGTAATTCGAGTACTATCCCCAAGTCTCTCTTTAATAAAAGGAGGAGGAGTTAGTAATACCTCAAATAAGAGATAGGCATCGGGAGAAAGTTTATCCTTCATATATTTATACATCATATCAAGCATTTCGGATTTAGCTTTCTCTTGTTCACTATCATCCTCTAACTCTTTATCATTATCGAATAAATCATCAAGCTTAAAGAGACTTTGATTATACTCTGCTTGTTCTCCGTATGCCGAACGAAGCAATTTATTTTTGAATGTACTAAGTGATGCAAGGATTCTTGCTTTAAGATGTTCTTCAGTACATTCACCATAGTATTTGTTGAAAACAAATAGCATCTTATCCCAGAAATAAGATTGAATGATATCAGGTGTAAGGTTAAACCTTTTATAATCAATCTGTCGGGTAAGATTTCTGATTACTGGCTTACAGACTTTATAAAGTCTGTTGAATGTAGCTTCATCATATTCCTGCATAGGTTTTAATCTATGAAGCTCTGAGCCATTATTTCCTTTACTTTTTCCCATGTTCTTTTAAATATTCGTTATGCAAATATAAGTATTTTTTCTTATATAAAATAATAATATTAAATATACTTGAGCTTAAGGTAGTGGATTAGTATGTTTCTAGATAGTTGTCAACATGCTCAGAACTATCTCGGTACTATCAAAATCTATTAGTTTATAAATATTGCAATATAGATATGAAAAAGTTTAAAGACTCAGTTAAATTTAGTTTTACTCCGGACTTCCAGTTAGAGATACTCCGGTTCATTCTAAGGGATAAAGAAGGTGGTTTAGTCCTGCGTCGGGTTAAATCAAGTTATCTGGTTCTCATAGAACATGCTCTTATATTCGAGGGCATATCAAAGTATTTTAAAAAGCAAGGCAAGATGCCTTCAGAAAATATTCTGAAGCAGGTTATAAAAGAATTGCTAGAATCAAAGGCATACGTCGATTTAGTAACTAAGGATGACTTGCCAAGTATTCAAAAATTGATAAGCAATTTGTATCATATTCCCTTATCTGATTCGGAATATATCAAGGAAAGGATATATCAGTTCTCTACTTACGTTGAAATGAAGAACCTAAATGATTCCTTCGACTTGGATAACTTCGAACAATATGAAGAATATTCAAGGAAGATTGAGAAGGTACTTCAGAAAAGTAAACCTAAGAAAGAGGATGAACCCTTATATATGATACGAGATGTTACAGAAAGACAGTTTAAAAGACAATCTGAACCATCCGTAATACCTTGCCCATATAGGCAATTGAATGACCTTACCAATGCAGGAGGTTACCCAGAACATTCTGTAAATGTGATATTGGATAAACCTAAAGCAAAGAAGACATTTTTCATGGTAAACCTTGCAAGAGGTTATCTCAGAATGAAGAAGTCAGTATTATACATAGATACAGAAAATGGTCAGGACCAAATCATGGACCGTTTCATTCAATCAAGTATTAATAAAACCAAGAAAGAATTATACTCAGGTGAATATGATAAACTCGAGGCAAAGCATTTAAGAAAGCTTGCAAGGTTCGGAGTTGAATTGGTAGTTGAAAGGGTTCCTGCAATGATTACCGATGTCACATATATCAGGGAAAAGATAATTCAATTGCGTAACCAGGGTATAGATATAAGGGTACTAATGGTTGACTACGCAGGTAAACTTGCATCAATATCTAGAGACAGAGAAGATTTCGAAAGAATATCCAATGTATATGTAGACCTGCAAAACTTAGCAGAAGAATTACACTTGGATATTATATGGACTGCTCACCATATTACTCGTGAAGGTAAAAAACATAGACTTACTCGATATGATGAGAATGATATCTCTGGGTCAATTGCTATTGTACGTAATGCCCAAGTTATCATGGGTCTTAATTCTACCGAGCAAGAAGAGAAGGATAATATTCTTCGAGCCGAGATAGTAGTACAGAGAGATGGTCTTCCTTCCGGTAGAGCATTATTCAAATGTGATGTTGAAAGGCAAAGATGTACAGAGTTTACCAAGGAACAACGTAAACAATATGACGAAGTATATGGTAGTAAGTTGGATGAGCAATTTAAGAAGAAAGATAACCCGGATGCCGATAGTAAGAAAAGGGAAAGAACTACTGGTGACATTTAGATGTAAGTTGGGTTATCATGAATGGGTTGCTGTACATTCTTATGAATATAGGCAACGTCCTCGTAGAGCAATCTTCTCTCATAAGGGAGGTAGAAAGAAAGCTCAGTATTATACCAAAAGAAAAACCGAATATTATTGTAATAACTGTGGGAAGAAGAAAAGATGAAAATAACAAATCAGTTTAAGTCTAAGCTCCGTACTTATTTTGTTAAAAGACTTGGAGCTTACGATTATAGACATGGCTGGATGAGGGTCCCTACTTGCCCATACTGCGGTAGGGAACATAAGTTAGGTGTAAACCTTTCGATGTATCGAACCAATTGCTTTAGGTGTAATGCTCACCCATCACCCTCTCAACTGGTAATGGATATCGAGGGATTTACAGAATACCATGAACTACTTAATTTTTTGAACAATGGACAATTTGATGAACTTACATTCAAGGAAGAGAAAATCGAACTTGCCGAAGGAAAACCAATCTATTTACCTGAGGGGTTTCGAAATATCTCAATGGGAAAAAGCCAACTTGCGAAAAGCATCAGAGGCTATGTTAAAAAGCGTGGATTCGATATCGGCAGCTTTTCGAGATATGGCATTGGCTATGGCACAACTCAACCATTCTATGGATATCTCATTATCCCGTTCTATTATAAAGGACAACTTAAATACTACAATGCCCGTAACGTCATTGGTAAGGGACCACGATATAACAACCCTGACAAAGATATCACGGGTCTTGGAAAGCAATTCATCATATTTAATCATGACGCATTGGAGATGTATAGGTCGGTATTCATATGCGAGGGAGCACTTAATGCTCTCACAATGGGGGATAGAGGCATTGCCACAATGGGTAAAGCTATTAGTGCCTACCAAGTCAATGAGTTACTTAAATCCCAATGCGAAAGATTTATTATACTGTTGGACCCAGATGCCAAGCAATATGCCATCAACTTGGGTCTCAAGCTTATTAACTACAAAAAAGTCAAGGTGGTGTTTTTACCAGACGGTAAAGATGTAAACGACTTGGGTAAGAAAGAAACTCTAAAGTTGATTTATAATACCAGGTACCAAAGTTATCAAGAACTTGTGAAACTCAGAAACTCATTGGATTAGGGAGTTCCTATTATATTATATAAATATATAAATTATATTATATAAA